CTGGTCGTGCCAACACGTGAGTACGACGGTGAACGATCCGACCAGACGGAGTCTGGCGTCCAGGAGTCGATACGTCTCGGGTTGCATTCGCCAGGTACCTACGGCCTCTCCTCGTGCGTGGGGCCAGACGATCTCGCCCATGTGAAAACGGTCCTGCACGGTGAACCGGTTGATCATGCCGAGGTGCCCGTACCACACGTCGAAGCCCTCGGGCGGTCGGCTCAAATGGGCGTACACGTACTCCTCGCCGAGTCTATCGAGCAAGTTACGACACAACGTCGACTTTCCCGTCCCGTCTGCGCCTTCTACTATGATCATGCTCCAGTCCCTTCTTTAGTGGATGCGAACTCACGGGTAAGTGGACGCCCCAGTGCGACGCGATGCACGCCACCGCGTCACGATAGACGTCTCTTATCCGGTACCAGTAAGTGGTAGCTTGTACACCTTGCGACGTAGAGATCAAGCTCAGTCGCAGGTTCTCCTCGAGTTTGACCGCGTACTCAGCGTGCGACACGTCATCGTAACCCAGCCACTCGTGACCGGGCTGAAAAACGTGAGGGGTTTTCACGGCCTCTCGAGCTGCCTCGAAGTGTTTCTCGTACAGGTGCATGCTTCCGACATAGTGGGAGTACTGACCCGGCACCACGTGCAACTCCGAGGCGACGAGTCGCTGTATCGTCGTGTTCACGAACACGTCGTACGGCAGCCCGAGCCACGCGTCCTCGCTTCGCATGCAGCAGGAAAGGTGGAGCTGGTTGCCACGTACCATGAACTGCCAGTAGACGGTGCACGGAAGATCTTTCCTGTCGAGATTCAGCGCGTGTTGAAGATCATCGGCACGCCACATGGTCACTACACACTGCCGGGATCCCTGTGCGCTTCGAAGAATCTTCTCGACGAAATACAGCTGGCCGTGCGGACCGCTCACGTTCTCATCCCACCTGGCGCCGTAGGCGCCGTGCGCCTCGTTGCCCTCGGCGAAGTTCTTGTACTGCGGCGCATAGGCGACGATGCCTCTAATGTCGCGAGTGCGTGCAAGGTACCAGATGAGCTCGGCGCACGCGTAAGTCGCGGACAGGGCCCGCCTACGGTTGATTAGGAACGTGTGATCTGTCGATGCTAGTCTGAAGTGACAGTCACGAAGTTCCAGCGTCTCCCCTATCCTGCTGACGTGCCTGTCTCCGTAGGCTAGAAGGTCGGAGACGACTGACGTCCACGCGGTGTCGATGCCTCTGTACGGGTTCGAGATCATGATCTGGTGGCTCCTTGCTGACGTATCTCGTCAGGTTAAAGAACTTTTCTAGCTTACCTCGAGCGTTCTCGCCCTTCCACTCCCCGGCGTTGTCGTCGTAAGTCGACTCCCAGTCCTCATCGCCCCATTCATTGTCTAGATACCGAACGACCTGTCGTGCTAGCCACTCACCGGCGTCGGGCACGATACCCTTCACTATCTGTGCGACCGGCAGCGGTCCGGAAGGGATCACGTCCCATCCCATCACGGTTGACAATTCGCGGACAGTCAGCGGTCTATGGTGATCCGGGTGGATGAGTCGGCCGCTACTGCTGTGAAGAGTAGGGCAGGGGCGCAGCCAGTTGGCGCGATGAATACAGTGCATGCTAAACGGCATGCCGGAAAGACGTGTGTCCCACGTGACCTGGTACTTAGGCGGTAACTTGTCGTAGGCATACCGACCCATGGCGTTGAGACCCCAGCCGTTCGGGAGATTGGGAACACAATGCTTTTCGTCGTCCGTCAGTACCACGTGAGAGTTCTCGTCGTATTCGCAGTCCCGCTTGAAGAGACGGCGTTCGTTGCACTCCCGATCACGCAAGTCCCATATTGCATCGTACAGTACGGAGAATCGGGTAGCGATGACGGGCGGGACGATGTTGAAGTTGCGGTCATCGCGATAGGCGATGAAGAAGTACCGCTTACGCTGTTGACAGTTCCCGAAGGACGCGGCGTTGAGCATGACGTGCGCGATGCGATAGTGCTTCGGCGCGAAGACGTCCTTCACGAGGTGATCCAACAACGGGCGACCGACGGAATAGGCCTGTTGCACAGATTCCCACACTATCACGTCGAATCTATCCACCGCATACTTACAGAGCTGGTGCACATCGATCGTCTGCTTCGACCAGGCGCCGTGCGTCTCTTTCCCGTAGCCGGACGTGATACACGAGAAGCCGGTGCACCTGGGGTTGCCGAACGCCATCTCTCCCTCGAGGTCTGGCCACGCGGCTTCCGGCTCGTTCACGAACTCGACGCCCAGCGCCTCGCACGTCTCCCTGCCGAATCCGTGTGTCTCCAGCTGGCACGGTACATCGAAGACACGTTTGACGCCCATCGTGAACCCGCCGGCGAAGACGTGAATCCCTACGGCTCTTCTTCCTGACATGTCGTCTCCTCCGCTTCCTGCATTCCCTCCAGACTGGCGAGAAGCTTACGCAGCTCCTCAGTCCCGAAGGCGTCGATGGGTCTGCTCCAGTTGATGATTCCGCAGATCTTTCGCACCAACATCTGCTGCTCACGAGACAGGTCGCCGAGGAAGCCAGGCTGCATGTGGCACAACAGGGTCTCGACTGACCTGCGGTTGCAGATCTTGCGCTTCGTCTCGCACGCACGCCAACTGGTTAAGACGCATTCGAGATCCGGCGCCCGCCAGTTCGGCCCCTTGTCGCGCACGCGGTCGCCCTCCGGATCGTCGGGTTGCCGTTCCTTCGTCATGTTGGATGCGTGCACCTCGGAGAACCCGGCTTGTAGCGGCAGGTCGAACGTGACTGCGGTGCCGAACAAGACATAGAGAAGGTCGCACAGCCCGTCGAGCATCTTCAACTCGTCGCCGTGCGCCATAGCCTGAAGCGTCTCGCCCAGTTCCTCCAGGAGCAGATGAGCTCGAAGGAAACGTCGATCCTTGTCACCCAGCCGGTTGTTGAAGGACCCGGCATGGGTGATGAGCAGCTCTCCTACGCTGTCTAAGCTATCGAGCTTTTTCTTGCGAAGCCGCTGCTGTCCACTCACTCCCATCTTCTCGTGAAACGCCTGAACTGCGTCGATGTAAACTTGCATCAGAACTCGTCTCCTATGAAATCTGGTCTGGAAATTACTCGTCCTTCACTTTGCATGTTCTTCAGGAGCGATATGAAAGGCGGCGTCTTACGGTACGCCCTTCCGTCGCGCTGAAGTGCATGCTTACGTACTAAGAACGATAAAAACTGTATAGCCTCGTGCCTGTCCCACCCGCACCAGTCTTGTATGTCTTGCAGATCAACACGCTCCGTGTGGAGCATCGACTGGACGAAGTCCGTCGGAAACGGCGTCTCGTTCAAGTGCTTCTCAATCAACTTCGGGTCAGACAGCTCTGCCGTAAGTCGAACAGCCGCCGTCAAGTCCGCATACCCGAAGGTCTGCGATCCGTATACCTTGCGTACGAAGTCAACCACAAAGTCGACGTGACACGGACGCACGACGACAGACTCCGTATCTTCGGTGGAGAACGTACGACACGCCAGTGCTGAAGCCAGACGGGCTAGCTTGTACCTCGTCGACCCGCGGTCGATGAGCGGGATCACGTCGCTGAACTCGTCGCTTAGCTTCGTTGCCGCATCCAGTATCATGGAACTGGTCTGCTCGTCGAACACGACCTGCTCCGGAGTCCTAGTCCAGGACCAGAGTATCAACGACCGACAGAGCTCCTGCGTGTGTCGATGATCGACCTTTGGACGGGCCCTGTACAGCTTATTGAGGATAGCAGGGTCGATCTCCGATGCGCTGACTATCAAACACATATCGAAGCGTCTGACGTCCTCCAGGGAGCCTATAAGCTCCTTTATCGCGGTCACCGCGAAGCTGTACGACCTGACGGGCATATCGGACCGGGGATTCGATAGGGCGACCAGTCGTGTGCGGGCGTGCGTCTTTCGCTTTTCGATCTTCGGAATCTCAGCCACTCCAGACGACCTCATGTCTGTGAGCTTGGCGATGATCTCCGTGTTTGCGCCCTTCAGTTCCTCAAGGACGACCAGTCTTCGATCGTGCGTCGGGATCACACCCCACGTCACAAACCACCTACTGCCGAGTTGCTGAAGTCCGCCAAGTAGTCCGGCTACCGAGGCGTTCTTACATTCGACCTTTTCACCGAGGCCGTAGTGATTCATCAATCCCAGCACGGTCTCTGACTTGCCCTGTGAACTGTCACCAAGTATCAGAACCTCCGCCCACCCTTTCACGACACGTCCGTCAAACGTGATCAACAACGGGCTGTGCCATGCCAGGTCGGCGACGAGGTGCATGGCTCGCCGGCTGTATATCCTGGTGACGTTCGCCTCTAGATCGTCGTACATCGAGTTGAGGCGCTTACGTAGAGAATCGATGGTCCACTTATCCGGTCGAAAGAATCCCAACCGACCGACGTCCTGCGGGACATACGTCGATAAGGCGTCCTTGGCGGGTTCATACTCCCCGATGACGAGTGTAGACTGCTGTGTGCGGGGATGCGGGTACATGCGGCCGGTCATCCAATACGTCTCGTTCAGTTCTGCCCCGTCTCCGACGCACAGTGCCGGCTGCATGACCCGCTCCGACGACCTGGTCGTTATCTCCAACTGCGGGGATATGCGAACGTCTTCCACGTTGTGGAACGTCATGACCTGTACGTCACACGACTTACAAGTACACGGGACGCCTATCGCACGCATTAGAGATTCTCGTTGCGACGCGCGGGTAGACCCGACCATGTCGAGTATGGCCTCCGATTCCTGGTCGACGTGGAAGTTCTCAGAGTCAGCCGCAAACACCGAACAGAGCATGCATTCCTTTTGTGATCGGTCGCACTCGACGTGAACGTCCTTCGGTATGACGTACGGTGCGGTGTCCATAGCCGTGACCACTGTCTTCAGTCTCAGACGGCGGCCTGATGCAGAGGCACTGACCGCCTCGTTTAGTGTAACATTCTCCGTCTCCGCGTCCGAATTCGTCTCGGAGATCAGCTTAAACTCTGGCGTGTCCTTCAACAACTGGTGAAGATCGCCCTTCTCCGACGCGACGAAGTCATTCACGTCTCCGTGCGGGTACTTGTCGACATCTAGCGGGAGTAAGACTTCGCCCGTCCACCCGGCTATCCGGTGAAGATGGGTGCACAGGCTCCGGGAAGACTTGCGTCCGCCCTCGTCCACGTCCAGACAGATCCATACCTTCTTGTCTCGGAATGAGGGCGTGAATCTCGCGTCCCAGTTTCCCTCCCCGCCGGTGGCTGTCACAGCGCCGATGCCGAACCTGTTCAGTCTGTCAGCCGCTACTATGGCTTTGATCTCGCCGCCCGTCACCACTATCTCGCCGTACTCCAACTGCTCCACGGGATACAGGCGCATGGTCCCGCGGCGCCGCAGGTTTCTCATCTTGTTGCGACCCGGGGCGCCTGGAAGATAGAGACGCATGTTCACGTAAAGACCCGATTCGTTCTTTACCGGAATGGTGATGCGACCGTCACGCTCGCCCAGCCTGTACTTGCGGACAAGCTCATCGGTTACGCCACGTTTCTTAAGTTCCTTGAGCAAAGGTCCGGCTTTCTTTAGTCTCTGATGACACTCCTCCACCACCCCAGGGTCGACCAGCTTCACGTTCTCTATCTTGTATCTCTTTCCCAAGTCGTAGAGAACGGTCGACCGGTCGACCTTGAGGTAAGTGGCAAGGAGCGAGACAATGTCTCCCTTCGCGGAGCAGCCGGCGGCGTGACACTTGAAGAGCCCGGTCTCTACGTTGACCGAACAGCTGGGTGTCTCGTCCCGGTGAAATGGACATCGACAACGGACGTCGTTCTCGCCCGCCCACTCGAAACCGATGCCCGTTCGTTCGAGCTCCGCTAGAACGTTGACTTCCATTCTCAGAACTCGGTGTCAGTAGAGTCACCTGGTACTTCCTCGGTTCCTTCGTCATACTCTACGACGATCTTCGAGGCCTCGTGCGAACTCTTATACTGCTCGTGTAGTTCACGGCAGTGTTCAAAGAATATTTCGTCTTCCACGAACGAGCCGCATATCGTCTGGTCGGACGGGTTGCCCACGTCGATGCCGAACCACGAACCCTTCTGGTTCTCACGGTGCCCGACGTGAGCCTCGAACTGGCACCCGAAGATCGGCGCCTTCCTCATCCGTATGAGAGCCGCGAGATTCGACCCGCACCTGTGTTCCGCCCGCATGAACGACACAACGACCGGCGTGTCGCTCAGGGCCACGTCACCGAGAAGCAGCACGACGAAGTTGAGGTGCTCGACGATGCGAAGCGCGTATTCTGGGGACTCGGGACAGGGCTCCGACCACAGCTTGGGATCTCGCGACTTGGCGACGAGTGGGTGGTTCGGGTCGAGCGTGCGTTCCCTGATGACGGGCAACGTGCCGCGCATCTGGATAGGGTTCCAGACGCACCACTCCGGATAAAAGAATATGGGGAGAAAGTAGAAGGGCTTCTCCTTGTCCGTGATTTGAAGCATCTGTGGTACGACGATCACGTCGCCCGGATTGAACCGTTCGTCGAACGGCGAGCCGCTTTGCTTCTGTACGATCTTCATCCGTGGCGGGATGATGTACTGTGACAGTGACTCTGTGCCGTCCGTGCCGTCCATGAAGGCGGGCACATTCATTCCTTCTCGATTCATAGGTACTTGTGACATTCTGACTCTCCTGATTTAAGATTTGTGATTTTTCGGCGTGTCTTCATCAACCCCCTTTCGGGCACGCACGGTTAAGGTGTATACGGGGTACGTTCTATCTGGGTCCACACCTGCCGGGAGGGGACGACCCTCTGATGTCAGGTGTGTCAGATACTCTACCATAGACGGCCAGTGAAACTGAACCGTCTCAGCGTGTTCTTTAGATATGCCGAAGTGCTTAAGAAGCGCCTCGTGACTGGCCGTCCCCTTCTTCGGCAGGGACGCCATGATCTTAACGTTGGCGACACCGGTACAGAAGTCGGTCTTGACGGGTCCGCCGTCGGTCATTTTAGCCCAGATGAGGCAAGCGATACGTTCGGCGAGCTCCTTAGTGTTTCTAAGCTCCTTCCGAACGTCGTCCGCGTACTTATAGGCCTCCCTGAGGGCGTAGACCCGATCGGTTAGTTCCTCTAGGTCGTTACACTTGCCTATCTGTTCACGCGCTGTCTGTAGGCTCGCGTAGGTCTTCGCGTGAAATTCCCGTATCGAACGGTACAGATCCACGTCGTCCCGTCTCATTTCCCAGTGTCCTTTCTACATATCTGCGCTCTACCGCGCTGTGAAGCAGCACGCGCACGGTTCCGTACCGGGCCACCATCGCGCCGACGGTCATCACCAGGTTGGCTAAGTGACCGACGACCACGAGGTAGTCCGCAGACGGGTCGTAATCCCTACGCTGGAGCGCCTTGATGACTTCTTTTGTGAAGTCTGGCGCCCAGATGCTGCACCTCTTATCGCCCGGCTCGAACACGTACTCGAGAGCGCCGAACTCTCTCGCCTGCGACAGATCTAGCCGGGTCGGCTCTAAGACGAATGTTCTACTCATCGCTGAAACCTCGCAACAGATTCTGAAGAAGAGAACGAACGTCGCCGATCTCGTCAGCCACGATGCGCTTCTTCAGGACTCGGGCCCTGATCTCTTCATCGATAGTTCCCGGTACACAGAGGTCCGTAACTCGCACGTTGCATCGCGTGCCTCGCCTATGAGGCCGATCCTCACTCTGACTTCTCGCCGTGGGCGACCAGTTCTGGGAGAAGTACACGATGTGATCGCAGTTAGTCTCTGTGTCGTCAGGTCGACCGGGCGGGTAGCCCAAGAGATTCAAGCCGACTCCGCCGGCGGTTGCATTTCCGATGAGAACCTTACAATCGGGATCTTCGTTGAAGCGGCGCACGGCCTCGTCCCGCTTCTCGTCGGACGTGCCGCCGTAGAACGTGACACAGTCGATACCCTCCAACTCCAACCTGGATCGAATGCTCTTGATGTCCTGCACCCAGCAAGCCCACACGAGAGTCTTTTGATCGGGTCTCTTGTCTTTAAGAATCTCGACCAGCGCCTCGATCTTCGGGTTCGGGTCGAGCCGGTCGATCTCTCGCGGGCCGAGCGTCTCGCCGTCGTATTCCTGATCCCACACGATGAAGCCAGACGTGATCTGGGCGAGCCGGAGTAGCTTGGTGAGAATGTTATTCACGACCAGTTGCTTGTTCATCGTGCTCTTCTCTAAGTCGCGCTCGATCTCCGCGACGAGCTTGTCACGTACGTCGAGGTAGAACTGCGACTGCTCCGGTGTCATCTCCACCTCGTGAACGTCGTAGAGCTTCTCCGGGAGGTCGGGCAGCGCTTCGGTCTTCTTAACGGAGAACGACATCCGTGCGAGACGTTCTTGCATGAACGGCATGTTCTGGACGTCCACCAGCTTGTTGTGGCCCTGCTCCGTGGACTTGTACACGCCGTAGAAACTGCGAAAGTTCGCCCACGACTGGAAGCCCGACCAACCGTGACCGAGAAACTCGAGTTGTGTGTAAAGATCTAGCGGCGTGTTGGTGATCGGCGTACCGGTCAGGATCATGCGCTGACGCGACAGCGAACGGAGCTTCTTAGCGTACTTCCATCTCTTCGTTCCCTGGTTCTTGACGTAGTGCGACTCGTCGAGAACGGTAAGATCCCACTCGATCATCTGGAGCAAGTTCCAGCTTCTCGACAGGGTCTCATAAGAGCATATGACCACGGTGTACAGCGGATTGTCGCCGTTGTCGTTCTTGGTCATCGCATCGACTAGCTGCTTAGCACGCTTGATCTCGTCACCTCTCAGGACGGTGACCCTGCCGTCGCAAGTTGAGAACTTCTCGAACTCCAGCGCCCAGTTCATTCGAACGTTCTTAGGCGCCACGACTAGGACACGGTAGAACCTGTTCTCCGGCTGTCGGCGAGGCGCCACTATCGCATTGATCTTACGATCCCGAATGGTGGCGAGATCGGCCTCTCGCTTGCTCTTGAGATCCGCCGCCTCCGCGCGAAAGATACCGGCGAGCCGGCGCATCTCATCGTTGATCTCTACCATGCGGCGGCCGAACCACGACTCGACGTTCCTGACGGCATTTCTCGCGTGAACGAGGGCCATGTCCGCGGTGCCCTCGAAGTCGAGCTTCACCGTCTGTTTCGCTGCCTGACGCTTCGCGGCGTTCTGCAGCTTCGTCTTCTTGTTCTCGATTTGTCGCTCGACGTTCGAGTCGATCTCTGCACGTTCCTCTGCGATCATCCGAGCATACTCTGCGTGAATCTGCGAAGCGGTCTGCCGGGCCGCATCCGTGTCGAGCAGCCCTTCACGCAGTTCCGTCGCCTCGTTACAGACGCGAGCGATGACCACGGGCGTCTTTCCCGTACCTTGCTCCATGAACAAGGAATAGCCTTCCTGATGAAGCGAGTTGTGCAACCCAACACGCTGATAACCGGCGAGCGGAAAGTTCTCGCTGTCGAGAATCTCGTCCGACGGTTCGAGTCGCAGCTGCCGCCACTCCGCAGTCCGGCGGGCGTTCTGCATCTGGGCCTCGACCGTGAGGCAGAGGTAGTTCAAGACGCGGGCCGCGTCTTCAGACACGACGAGCTGCTCGGCCGGCCACAGATCTTTGATGAGGCAGGCCGTGTAGTCGGTGGCCGCGAAAGCCCAGGTCTCGTGCGTCCCGTGCAGGCGCTTTCGCTCCGGGACCCGCCACGGAAACTGGCCGGCACCGTGGGACCGATACGTACGCCCCTCGTGGGCGTGTTCGGAGGCGCGCCAGAGCTGGCACAGGAACTTCTTTCCTTCTTCATCGAGCTCGACCGACATTCGATCGTCGGGCGAAAGATTGAGCGGCCTAAAGAGATGGGCCGTCGACTCTGAAAGGGTCTTCATGTGTCGTCTCCTATGTAGTAAGTAGTATTCTCTCTGTGGCTATTATACCGTTGCAGGTTCCTCATGTTCAAGTTTCACGCGTCGCTTTTCAGGTTTTACGTATTTTATGGCCGCTTGAATGTTCTCCTCGGTCGCTTCGATCGGCAGGAACTCCGCGATGCGTCTTACCTCGCGCTCAGTGTACTTCAAGAGATCGTCGTACTCGACCGTTACGACATGACGCGCCGTCTTCAAAAACGCTATTTTCTTATTCATCAGCAGTCGCTGAAGTTTCTTGAGACTCTCGTGCCGATGACGGCGCCCGGAGCGCTTTATAAGGGACTGTATCGACTCCTCGAGCGGACGGCTGATGTTCACTACGTAAAGCTGGTCGCCAACCACGTGCCTTAAGTGCTCTCCCATCGTGCAAAGATTCGGGTACTTCCCGCCGGCGACAGTCTTTTGTTGTTCGGCCTCTACCTGACGGGCGTGAATCCAGTTGTTGAGCCTGCTGCGAATCTCCCGGGCGCTCAGTTTAACGCTCACACCGGGGAACGGCATGTACTTTTCACACATGCGAGCTAGATCCTGTGCCTCGTACCCGCCGTCAGCCTCGCACCCTGTAAACTTATTTCCCATGTGAACACCTAGACTGTGAACGATGCCGGCCATGCATGACGACCCGGACCTGTGAAGGCCCAGGACCGCGACGAACGGCGTATCCTCCGGCGTGTTCAACACCGGGTCGTGGGCCGGCGGGAAGAACCGCGGCTCGTCCCAGTTCTTACCGGAGATATCCGAATGCGTTTCATTCTGGCCGATCAGCCATTCACGCGGGCAGAATATCGGATCTTGTCGTCTCTGAAGTAGGAGGCCCAGGTGGTGGTCTATGTGAAATCTCGGCTTCCACTTTGCGGTCTGACAGACGTGACGGTAGACCTTCAGCATCGTGTCACCCCGCAGGGCGTAAGCGTGGGTCCTGTTCACGTTGTACGGTCGAAAGACTCTGTCATTGACACGACGGGGCGGGTTAGACCTGGCTCTGAGATGCTGCCCGCCCAGGTACAGCATGCCCCAGTCGGGCGGCACGGAGTCGTAGAACTTCTTCCATCTTTCCGTGAAATCCTCGCAGCAGATCGCGTCGTCTTCTAGAATCAAGACGCTGTGCGTCCCGGAGTTGATACACTCCTCCATGATTCGTACGTGACTTCGATAGCAACCCCACGCCCCGGGTCCCTGATTCCACCATTCCGGCGGCTTGCACACTCGACCGTTTATCGCGCGATACTTCTCGACTTCACCGAAGGGCCAGCCCTCCGGCAGGTCGTCTAGAAAGCGACGCCATCTTTCCTCGCGAGAATCCAGCGTTATGCACACCACCCTGTCGAACGGGTTAGGCGCTGTGGGATCCTTCATAGTCTTCCACCCATCTGAGTGCCGCGTGTTCATCGTCCCACCAAGACACCCACAGGGAGGGCGGCGATCCGTCCGCGTGATCGAATGACCGCGCCTGCCGGGTCTTAATGCCCGACCCCGTCGTACCGGCGTCCTCTAATAATAGGACGATCCTGTTGTTCTCCGACCAGCCGGGCCGGTCTATTACTTCCTGAAGCGCCCTTCTTAAGTTGGGAGACACGTACTCGTCATTCTCGGTCCAACTGTCTTCGACGTCCCAGGCCACCGACACGGTTCTCGACTTGCCCTGGGCCTCGTCGTAGTCGGACGGTACCGTCGCGTCGTCTTCGTCGACCAGACAGACATCCGCGTACAGCGGCGTCTCCGTGAGAAGCGCAGAGAACGGGTGAGTGATGGCGTCGCCGTCGTTGTAGAGCTGTAAGATCTCCTCGTCGGTGAGGGCGCGATACCAGAACGCGGCCTCGTCTATGTCCACGTTCCCGGCCCACGGGTACTTGGCCGCGTCTGTGTAGTAGGCGCTCCCGAGGCAGAACGGCCCGCTAGCGCTCTGCGTCTCCGGATTCGTGGTCGAGACTGATCCGGCAAGGTCGCCGTCGATGATCAACTCCAGGCCCGTACCGTGCACGTTGCGCAGCACGACGTGATGCCACTCGCCGGTGTTGATCCCGCCCGGTACGTTATACTTAGAGGAGTCGTCTGCGTTTCTTCCGTCATCAAAAGAACGGATCCACACGTCGTCGTCATTCGCGATGTGATAGAGAACATACTCCTTTGAGAGATTGACTCCCATCTTTCCCATGCCGCACAGCGCTCGTGTAGAGCTGCTTCCGCCCGCACGAGACGCGAACCAGAACGACAGGGTCCAGTCGTGCGCACCGCCCGACAGGTTCCCGACGTCGGCGTGCGCTATCTCCAGGTGGTTGTCTCCACTCGGACACTCGGCACAGTCGCCTATCTTTCCAGTGTCGTACGTGACCGTACCGACCTCCGTAAAGTCCTGACCGACGGTGGCCGTCTCGTCGTCGAGCTCCCAATAATTCTCTAGACCGGTCTTAAGGCTTATCTCCGCCGTAACAGACAAATAGGCTTCGTGAATGACGGCTCCCGGCGGAATCGACAGGTTGTCGAAAGACACGAAGGCGTTCGCCGGCGCGTCGGCATGCCGCCCGAAATGAATCACGCCCGCGTCGTCGTCGAAGACCTCGTCGGCATTCTCGATCCAGTACCCGTCGTCGCCGCTAGCTGCTACCTCCAGCTCGACGGGCGGGTTCGCATCGTGAACCAGCTTCTGTCGGACTGTCGGATCGAACTTGTTCACGCTGCGGTAGCAGGTCCACTTACCGGGCTTGTCGGGAAGCGGGCAAGTCGGTTCCTCGTCCGCGGCGGAAGAAGACGCCCATGCCGATGAAGACGATCCTTCAGCACCGCGGGACGAGGACGCTGATGATCCTTCCCAGACGGGTCCGCACACCTGAATGGCGACTAACCCTATACTGATACAACAGTGGGCTACACAGATGTAACCCTGCGGGACCGGGTCTGGGCATATGTTGTAGAACGGAACTATCCACGGAGTCGAGTGTGACTCGGGATCGGACATCAACTCGATCCCATCGTCGGAGCTGTCCCTCCAATACATCCGCAGCTCGCCCTTGCCGAGGATGTTGTTGTAGTAGTCAAAGCCGGGTGCCGCCGTCGTAACTACTCCGACGACGTTCGCCAGCCTGTCGGAACGCATCACCCAGGCGAAGTAGTAGCCGCCGTCGTCCTGGCCTACAGCCAGACACACGAACCCGTACCTGTCCGCCTCGACCATGTCTGATCCCGGTCGGATCCCGCACGGGTGACCTATCTTCGGGAGATTGCTGACGTACGCACGCAGTTTGGTCGGCTCAAAGTCGTTGACGGGCCGAACGTAGTGATACCTATCCCCCTGCTGTTCGATCTCTCCTACTGTCAGACCGAGTAGAGGCGAGCCGTTCTGGCCGCCGTGCACGGTGGACGTCCAGACCGTGAAGGGCTCGTCCCCGTAGTGGTCGGCCGCGAGGTCTTTTGCCGGCCCGATAATGCCGTACTCGTTGGCCGCGTCTTCGTCGGTGGTAGCGACAATCCACTTAGACCTGGCGACGTGGAGCTCTTTGGAGACGTCCAGGCCCTCGCACCTGAACCCCTTCTCCATCCCGCGCTGCGTCTTTAACCCACGAATGAGAGCGTTCATCTCGTCCGCAGTGAGATGATGCCCCTTCGCAAGTTCGTTCAACGCGTCTAAGTACTTACGTCCCATCAGAATAAGAAGTCCGAAAAGTCGACCTGCGGGTAAGAGTCGTACTGGCCGCCGTAGTAGTCATACATCCGTTCGAAGTCCTCCGTAGCGGCCCGCCAGAACTTGTTCCAGTTATCCGGCTTGTATGAAAACTTCATCGTCGCGTTCCAAGCCTTTGCCCCCGCCGTGGTCACGGTCCTATTGAGCGTGGGTGGCTGGAACAGTAAAGTCTCCGTGGCGAAGGTCAGGTTAAGCAGGGCACTGACGTAGGCCGCGTTATTCACGCCTCCGACGCAAGTCAGCAACGTGCCGGGCAACGGACTCGACCACTTGAAGATCTGTCTTACCAGGTTCAACCCGTGCAGCAGCTTGCCCGGTGCCTCAGCTTCGAGGATCGGAGTACCGGCGGCTGATCCCCACCTGAAGCGACGATAGTCCTGCGTGATAAACTCGGCGGTCGGTTCGACGGTCTCCGCGACGAGATCCTCCTCAGCGTCCGTGGAGTAGCGTACGGCCAACAGGTAGTCGGTGTAGACGCACTGTTGGCCGGACTCCGTGTAACTCGATTTCACGGGCTGACCGGCGCACGTCACGGCTCGGGGCGGGTAGGTCCACGCCGACAGGTTCGGCCACGCACGCCTGTTGTCCAGCAGATCCGCTACCAGCAGGTACCTGTCGGCCCAGTCGCAACGAAGAACCACATCGCACTCGGTAGCGTCCTCGCCGAAATTCTCACGGGCCGTACCGTGTTCTTCACAACAGTCTACGGAGGAGTACATTCCCATGTTACTGTAAAGCTCCCGCTAGCGGAATCTTCTCGGCCACGTCTAGGAGGCCGTCTACTACCTGAAGAATGCCGTCCTTCATGTTCCCGACCTCGGTCACAATCTTCTTGAGTTCGCCTACTTGCTTGACGCCCTCTTCCTTGACGGCCTTCTCTACCTTGTCCTCTGGTGCAGAGGCGGCCGACGACTGAATTCTCTTATGCAGCGCCTCCAGACCCTCGAACGATGCCTGAAATGCCTCTTTTTCTTTCTTCTCCTTCTCCTTCTTCTCCTTCTCGGACGGGGTATCGTACTCGGTGCTCGGCGTACCCTTAATCTCGTCAAGCGTTTTACCCGTCTCGCGCTCGAACATCTTCGCCCATGTATTGCGATTCTCGGACAAGAAATCATCGGAGGCCTTCGCTACACGAGTAGCTATGGCTGTAAGCTCGCCTTCTAACGCTTGTTCCGTCTCTGTCTTAGCACGCTTAGAGAGTTCCGGCAACTTCTCGATAGATGTTTCAAACCCTTCGGTAAGCGCGGTCGGGTCGAAGTCCCAGCCCTTGCCGGACAGCAAGTCCTTAGACGCCGTGACGAAACTCTTGATGTTCTCTCCCATGTTGGTAAAGACCGTCATCGTGAAGTTAGCGATGTCGGTTAGTATTTCCTTCCAGTTATCGGCCACCCACCCGAGGAGCTCCGGGACGTTCGTCCCAAACACATGCTTGACAGTCTCCCACGACTTGACCAGCGCCAGCTCGAACTCGATGAACACGCCCTTCGCTATGTCCTTCCAGTGTATCATTACGACTTGAACCGCGGAGAACGTCTCGATACCGATGTCGACCATCCACTTAAGCGCCGGTTTAAGGTGTTCCCAGAACGCGTCGGCCCACTCTACTAGCATCTTCACCATGTCCTTGATGACAGGCATGGCGTTCTCCATGAACGTGGTCGCCCTGCCCACCCAGTTAGCCAAGCCCTCTATCATGGGGAGCAGCGCCTCGCCGATCTGCTCACCGAGATCGCCCAGTCTGTTTCTAAGCTGCTGCATGCGACCACTGAACGTATCCGTAGCCGCAGTTGCCGCGCCTCCGAACTCTCCTCTGAGTTCTTCAAGGATGACCTTCTGGGCCCCGACCATGTCGCCCGATTCGACAAGCGTCTTGATCATCTCCTTCTGACTCTCAGTGAACGAGACGCCGGCCCTCGACAAGGCTGTGATACCTTTCAGCGGGTCGTTCAGCGCCTTAGCTACTTGCATGGATGCGCCCTTCAGGTCGGTTCCCAACACCTCGGCCATGTCCGCAGCCAGCATCGTTGCTTCCTTGAACTGGTCTCCGCGGACGTTCTTGAAGGTAGCAATGATCGCCTGGGCTTGCATGATAGTCTCGTTGCCGATCGTCGTGACCTCTTGCATAGCCGCGGCCATGTCGTACATCTGCTGGGACGTGAAACCGGCGGCTCCACCTGTAGCTTTAATCACGGAGGCCAGACGCTGTTCGGCTCTCTCCTGTTCGCCGTACAGGTCCATTATCTTGCGACCGAAGTCGGTAATCTTCTTGATGCCGTAGACCGTAACGGCAGATCCTATGGCCGCGAAGATGGCTTTCGTCGCGCCGCCAAACTTGCGCACGGACTTTTCAGACCGACCCAGAACTCGTTGGAGATGGGCGTCATTCCCTCTCAGGTCTATCGTCGCGTTGTCCGACATTTTTGCTAGCGAGCCATTCCTGGTACTCGCGCCTCGTGTTGAAGCTAAGTACGGACGCGGTCGGGTCGTTCCCTTCGTTCGATAACATCATCAACTGCTGGGCCGGCGTCATTTCCGCGATGTCTTGCGGCGTGTAGCCGTACGCTTTTGCGAGCGCACGGTAGACTTGCCCTTTCGTCGGGCGCCTGGTCGCTTTTTCTTCACCCCTTTTTTTCCTTCGAGGTTTAACTTATCGAAAGTTTCTCGGGCGTGCTCTATATTCTCTGGTGAGAATAAGTGCTGCCCGACCTCTTCCTCTGTGATTTCCGGATGGCTGCGTTTGATCGACTGCCACACCAGACGGGTCATGCCTGGAACTGTCGCCATGATACGGGCACCCATGCCCGTCATCCAGGATGCTCCGGCTGCAGTCTGCATGGCGAGCCGAAGCGTCTCCTCACGAATCTCAGCCGGCTCGCCATTCAGGCTGGCCCGCGCTATCTGGACGATGCGCGCCTGTACCCACAGATCCAGTTCTGCGATGTCACGATCAGTGAGAGGCGACATCTGAAACGTGGTCCCGTCCGCAAAGACCAAAGGTGACGCAGCTGCCGTCGCCTTGGCCCTCTCTTTTGACTCGTTCATGTTCAGTCCACGTATTCGAAAGTACCGTACATCCCCTCGTGCACCATGTGCATTCCGAAGTTAAGGGTCTGCTGTATGATCTCGCCCGATTCGGGATTCACCGTGATGCCCGAGAAGTCTAAGAATCGCGACCACTTCAATTCATAATACGCCGAAGCGGACGTGTTGATGCGTAGCCATATGACGTCGTTCGGTGTCAGGCCCAGGACGTCCCGCTCGTTCTCCGGCGTGACTACCGAGAGCGTCCAGTCCAGAATTCCCGCCTTGCGATACACCCACCCGTCGGTGCAGGAATTGGCGTAGGGTATGCCCGGCCTGGTCACGGTCAGCGTACAGGAAGCGGCGCAGAGCTCTGTCTCCGAGAAGTGTCCGGCCGAGCCGGACTCAGACTCGGACCCGACCTCGTCAGTCTCGTTGTCGTACACGATCGACGCGCCGGACGCAGGCTCCGGAGTCTCCTCCGACAGGTCCTGCACCGTGTCGGACTCCTCCGACAGTTCGCCGTTGCCTGAGAAGTTCATCGTGTAGGCGAGCGGGGCGCCGGTCTCCCAGTTGATGGTGAGCGCTATCGACTCCACGTAGGCACTGCCCTCCAGGGTGTAACCGGCTGTACCGTAGATGTCGCTGGCCGGCGCCCCGTACCCGACGAAGTTAAAGAAAGACCCGGGCCAGTGCGCCGCATCGGGCGCCGCGCCCCAGAAGGACGCCGACCCGTTCCAATCACGAACGCCGCCGAGCCGAGCCGTGGCGCCTCGCGTCTGGGAACCCACTATCACGTGAGGTTGAGCGAGGTCGTTCACGTTCCAGTTCCGCAGCATTGTCAAACCGTTTATGGCGCCATAGCGCCCGCTGTGATAAGTCATCGTCGACTATCTCCTATGCAGGCAGGGCGTCCACGTGAGCGTGCGGGAAGAACATCTCCACTTCACACCTCCACACGGAAGACCAGCCCTGTATTCCCCTGTTCTTTTCGGCGTCCGATACGCCTTCCGTAATGTCCAACAGGTCCGTCCTCTTCACGAAATGTTCGTCGAACCACGTGAGCGCGCTCAGCGCGCTGGTGTAGTTTATCATGGCAGAAAACACGGCCCACTCAGCCTGATACAGCAGGCGGTTGATTCTGAAGTCCCCGGTTGAGACCATCCAGGCGTACTGTCTGACGAGCTTTGCATGGCACGACGACGCGTGAGTGTTAGCCGACCCTCCCTCGCTTACTAGGACTATCTCCGGAAGATCACCGTGCTGTATGTTGCTCTTCAGAGGTCCGCTCTTGTCCTGGTCGAACCTGATCCTGTTGCTAGTCTTCACCAACGTGTCCAGCAACGGGTACGCCTCCAGACAGTCCCACAGCGCGTCGTACACTAACACCAGCGGATTGTCCTGGTAGCTCGTCATGAACCTATCGTATCGTCTGCAAGACGCTTCAAAGCACGCTCCATGTCGCCGGCCATCGAACTCAGAGTCCGGTCGTCGGGTTCGACTATGATCTTTCTCTCGGGAACGGCTCCCAACCCTTGGTCGTGCATTCTCGCCAGATCGGCGACGGTCATCGGCGCCTTCGGGTGTCTGGACGGGCCGCCGTACCCGACGCGGATCCCGAACGGAATGCTCTTCTCCAGCTGACCCGGCTTACCCTGAAAGACGGGATCGAGAGCCACGAACATCGTTCCGGTGTCTCGAAGAATCGCGGCCGCCGCTAGCTTACCCCGCTTTCTCTTTCGCTTCAACGGAGGCCAGTCGCCCCCGCCCCTAGAAAACCTCACGAAGCGACGCTGTACGAAGCCGCGGTATCTCGCGGCCCACTGCTTCAGCGCGTCTCGAATAGGTCCCGTTCCGCCCGCACGAAGATCGCGATTCACGATCTTACGAAACTTTCTCAGTCCGCTGAGATCTATCTTCACGCGGGCAGTGATCATTGTAAAGTAAAGCGGCGACCGGCGGTCGCAATCGCCGGTCGCCGCCGAAAGGGAGGGAAAGTAACCAAGTTCTAACCCGAACCGCTGGTGGACCCTGGATAGACCCCCTTGATCAGGCAGGCGGGTCGCGTGCACATGATCAACGGGTTGGACTGCGTGTGAAGCATGATGCCCTTATCGAACGCGATGCGTTCTTGCTTCGCGTAAGTGGCTTTTCCGACCGTATTCACGGCCTCGACGAAGTCGGCGGGACCGTAGATCTCGTCGAACAGTCCGGGGACGCCGATGGGGAAGAATCGCGCGACCTCGTCGGCGATGAACGGCGTCGTGCCGACCTTGCCGCGATAGTTTTCCCACGTGACGCTCGCGAACGGGAAGCCCTTTCGCTGGTCTTCGCGAAGGAAAGCGCCGTCCTGCCACCGAGCGAAGGCGTCCTTGACGGACGCGTGGCTGATGAGATCGTCGAAGAACGTGTCGCCGCACATGCAGTGAACCCGCGTGTACGGAGCGGCGCCGAGGGCATCCTCGATCGCGCGCACGACCTCGAGAGCCTTGAGTTTGACGTCGAGGCTGGAGTCCGTGAAGTCGAACTCGACTTCCGTCTCCGTGATGGTGAACTCGGTGAACCAGTTGTACAGCGTCGTCGTCGTGTCGCCGTCGAGAACGTTACCCTGGATGGCGCCGGCCCTGTGATACTCATGTGTGTACTCGTGGGACTGACGCATATTCTCCAACTTGTCGTTCACGACCTGCACTACGCCCTCGACCGCATTCTCCGAACCGAACTGTCGCACGCCCTGAACGTCGTCCGCCATGACGTCGGCGTTGAGAGGCACGTGCGGGATCGTGAAGGAACGGGCCTTACGCTGTGGGCCTGACGTAACCTGTGGCATGGTTCCGCGGGCCTGGGACTTCAAGAGCTGAAGCCTGCCTTGCTTCTCTTCCACCACGGCCGTGGTGGACGGAATACCGCGCTTCCGAAAGAGACCCATCGAACCCAGACGACTGGGCTGATAAGGCATCTTATTGATGGACGCGGTGAGGGACACCGTCGTGAACGGGTCCGTGCTGAAAACGTCTAGTATGGTCATCTAGATTCTCCTTAAGAAACTCGTTCTTCTTGTTCAGGCTCGGTGCGAACGGTGATATTAGTATTCGCCTCGAGTCCGGACTGGTAATGGGCCAACGAAATGGAGTTACCCGCGATGTCCACGTCTGCGAGCGCGTCTCGATTGACAGCAGCCGGGCCACGAGACAGAACTGAGACTCGCGCCGTCTCGCCGGCAGCCAGTCTTGCTTTCTTATACACGACGCCGTCGACACTCGACGCGACTAGTATGGTCGGGCACGGTACATCTCCGACCATCGGATAACCCGCCGGCAACACGTAGTCGTAACCGGCGTTGTTAGTGACGGACCGACTATCGACGACAACCGCCGGATCGCCCTTGAAGATTAGGACGTCCCCGCCGACCGGGTCGATGTTTATGGCATTGTCGGACATCACTCACCTTAGGTCGTCTGGACCTCTTCCTCGCTCGGCTCCGAGCGAACCACGATGTCCGTGTTGGTCTCGATGGCCGACACGAACGAAGCGAGTACGATGGCCGTGCCCGCATAGTCCTCTTCGGGCAATGCGTCCTGGTTGATGGCAGCAGGTCCGCGGGCGAGTACTGGCACCTTGACGGTCTCGCCGTCCGGAATGTCGGTCTCCTGACAGACGATCCCGTCCGCGTTCGCGATGTTCGCGGACGTGCACATGACATTATCGTCCATCGGGTGACCGGCGGGCAGCGTCACGTCCGACCCGGTGCTGTTCGACACGTCCTTGCTCTCACGGGTGACGACCGGGTTCCCCTCGGCGATGATCACGTCGCCGCCGGAAGGGGTGCTCGTTATAGCGTTGTCAGACATAGTCTTGTCTCCGTTTAGATAGTTAGGTCAAACCGTACTGTGTTGCCCCTAGGAGGCTTCCTGCGCGCGCCTCTCCGCGTCGGCGATGAGCGGATTCTTCTCCGCCTTCAGCAGCTCTCCGACGTCTCCGCCCTGCGCGCCGGTCTTCTCTCCGAGCTCCAGCGGCTCGTTGAGCGACAACGCGGCGAACACGTTGTCGAACGCGTCGTCCTTGCCGTCTTCGGACGCGAGGCTCAGCTGCAGCGCGTCGTCCGACGTGAACTGCAACTTCAACTTGTCGCACACGGCCGGCGTGATGCGGCCCTGCTCGACGAGACGATCGAGCTTGGTGTTGCGAAGATCCTTCGCCATGTTCACGAGGGACGCAGCGATCTTCACGGGTTCCTTGTCCTCCTTTTTGTCGGGCGTCTTCTTGAGATCTGCGACCTGCTTCTCCAGACCGCTTATCTTGTCCCGAAGTGACTTGACGGTCGACACGATCTTTGTACCTGCGTCGGTGTCCGACGTGTCGTCCGAAAGGTCGATCCCGAGTTTCTTTGCGAGATCCTTTAGCATTTCATCGTCTCCTTCGTTCACGAGAGAGGCCGCTATGGCCTCGAAGTTGTCCAGTCCCGGTATCACCGGGTAGTTGGTGAGGGCGACGTGTCGAATAGGCCGGTGATACGCGCGGCCCTCTCCGTCGGTGAACTCCGGCGGCACGTACACGCTGACATCTGCGGTCGCGGCTAAGCTTTCCGCGCCTTCCGCGAACTCCACGAACCCGAAGAGCGCCGGTAGCCCATTCCTGTTGCGGGCCACCTCCATGTTGACTACCTTGCCCCGGCACTTCTCCGGGTCGTTCGTATGATCGACGGGCACGGGCACTTCTATGCCGTGCTCGGCGAACTGATCGAACGTCCGCTTCCAATGAAGAAGGAGCGCCTCGTCGACCGCGAACCGTACACGCCCGGTGTTGAACTGTCCGACGTGAATCAGCTCTTTACGATACTTACGAGTACCCTTCGTCGCGGAGAATGGTTCGTCCGGGGAAGAAAAGACCATGGCAGACGCGTGAACAGAGGCGTTCACTGCACGGGCTTGCTCCAGACATTTCGCCTCGGAGCCGTGCCCGCCGCCGTCCCTGTCAGCCCCAGCCGCTGTCTTCTCGATGGATCCGTCAGGACCGACTAATCTCCACTTACCGTCGATCTGTCTGCATGATACCGGCATGTCCTCAACCCTTATGAGTTGATTATACCCGGGCTCGCGCCTCGAGTTGAAGCTTCTTTAATTTCTCTAGCAGACCGCCGGGCGACTCCCTACACCCGTCGGATTTTACGCGTCCGCTAGCTGCGGCTATCTTTCCGCAATACTCACTGCAGTGCAACCAACCCTCTCCGCGCCCGAACGCCCAGTTGAGAATCAGCGAATAGGGCTTACCTAGGAGACGCTCGGCCTCGCTATACATGGATGCTAGCTCGTCACCGGTGAACGCCCCGCGTGGATCCCACCAGAACGACCGGAGTCCGCCGAGCCGGCGTGTCCACCACTGGCGTGACCACTTGTCCAGCTCTTTCTCATACTCACTCAGCGGCATCTTGCGGGCACGCGGCGGATACGCGTCATACACATATCCGAACATGTGAAACCCGACGTGCGACGACGGGTAGCCGGTCGCCTTCTCTATCGCCCAGTCTAGGGGCCACGGCACCGTGTTCTCCATGAACACGAACGCCCCGTCTGGAACGAATCGCAGGTCAGTCAGCACCAGTGTCTGGCTCATAAGTCACCTCCCCGTTCCTCGACTCTGTATGAGGATCGTCGCCATACGCGATATCATCGGGAATCCCATCCGGGAACGCCTCGCATACGACCCTCTCCGTGCGCTCCGTGCCGTCCGGCTGGTCGACACCGGTGTAGTGCTTACATCGACGCTTGGAACACTCAGGCTCTAGAATCATTTCTTACCTCTGATGTTGTTGTCCATGAACCTCTCTATGCCGTACGGAAGTGAACCGCGCTTATACTTAGGATGGGTATAGGCGCAGAACGATTCTGCGAACGCCTCGGCGGCGTCGGTCGAGGCGTACTGGCTCACTCTACCCATCTTATTGCGAAGACCGGAGTAAACGCCTTCCCACTTAGCGTGGGCCCCTGCGCCGAGACAGTTGTCGTGAAGATGATGACCGTATTCGTGCCTAAAGATGTCCGCTACGTTCTCGCCTATGGAATGTCCGCCTAGCTTTAAAGTCTTACTGGACAAAGCTCGATGATCCACCGGCATGAATAACTCACCCGTTATGTAGTCGTAACCCCCACCTACACCCGATCGACGAGGTAGATGATTGCCTGTCATGAATCTGACGATCGGCTTCATCTTTTGTTTCTTGGCGAGCTTCGCGATCTCGGGATTCTTCGCACGCATACGCTCCAACTCTGCGAAACACGTACCGACGCGCTCCGCATTGGAGGAGCCGGCGCTTCTAGACTTCTTCAACGCGGAGTAGTTCACGCCGATATCGAAGTCCTTGCGAGCCGGTCCTCGCATCTCCTCCAGACTCTTAGTCTTGTGATACTTGAGCTTAGGCTTAACCTTAGGCTTAGGTGCCGTGACCGGAGCTTTCGGTTTCTTAATCTTAGGCGTCGGTTTGGGCTTCTTAATCGGAGTCTTCGGAAGTTTTCCGCCACCTTTGTACTTCAGTCCGGCGGTCTCTAGGTAGTTCTCCCACGCCTTGTCGTACTTCTTCGTGATCTTATTGACGTTGCGCTTCAAGCGCGCCATCTTAACGGGATCATTGGCAACCTCTGGATAAGAATCGAGCACCGTCAAAGGCTGCACCACCGGATTCTGAAACTGCAGATCTCCTATACGTATTCTAGAGAATGTCTCGGTCAGACTTTTTCTGGACGATGTACTTATCTTTCGAGCATCGTCGGCTTTCCACATATCCGCGCCTACGTCCTTGAAGGCTTCGTGTAACTCTTCGGCTGCCGCGTTATGTAAAACAACATAGTCCTTCGCGAACACACTAGCATTGGTCTTACCAATTTCTCCACCGTGCGTCGCTTGGACTGCTTTTCGACGCGCGTCGAACGTCTCAAAATCCTCGCCGGGTTTTCTATCAAGGCTCGACCAATCCACCATCTTAGCCGCCGGCTGTTCCACACGAGCTAGTCTGGACTTCAACTCTGCGGGTTTCAACTCTGGCGTCTCTAGAACCTTAGGCGCCTTAGGCGCCTTCGTTGGCTTCTTCGGCGCCTTAGGCGCCTTCGTTGGCTTCTTCGGCGCCTTGCCGAACCACTCCGGGTGTTCCTTGCGAATCCCTTGAAGCTCCTTCATTATCTTAGTGCGTTCGGTGTCGTACTTTTTCCAGGCTGGCGACCCTTTAGGCTCCTTGTGCCTCAACTTCCAGAAGTTCGCCATCCTGGCCTTTAGATCGAGTACGTGATCCGGCGCGTCCGGCGACACACGCATCTCGTGTACGCCGCCTCTCATCGCCTCCGCCGGGTTGAAGTCAAAGCCATCGTCGGGTTCGACATCGTCCGGAGCCTCCTTGGGCTTTTCCTCGTCGTATAACGGAATGGCGGCGCATCTACAGTTCCACCCGTTCGGCGGCCAGAACCTCTGCCAGAACGGGTCGTCTTTCGGAAGCTTTACGCCGTCCAACTCCGCGTGACTGTCGCGTACCCTGTCGTCTCCAACTGTACTGTATTCATAACCCCACAGTATCTCCTGCACTGCGGGATCCTGGTCGGCTGCCCACCGACCCGCGCCGTAGGCCAACTGCGTCTGCGTCCTGAAGATCTTCTCAAACGCGTTCGGTCGCAGCCCCTTGAGACCCAACGACGAGAACTTCTCGGAGAGGACCTTTACGCCTTCATCTACATGGGCACCCTTCTCCAGGAGCTCATTCATGGTGGCTCGCAGCTGCTGCTCCACCGCCTCAGTCGAGCCCTCTAGCACCTTCAACGCGTCCGTCTGATACTTGGACTCCAGCTCGTCGACGTCGACGAACAGCATCCTGGACGAGGTCTTAATCATCTCGTCGTATACACCCAGACGAAGCACCGCGTCGTGCATGCGAAAGGACCTCAGCGCGCCTCTCAAATATGACGCGATCATTCCGTCTCGAACAGTATCGCCTAGGAGCTTCTTCACCAGATCGATGAGCTCCAACTGCCCGCCCGTCCGATACGCCCGAAGTACAGTGCTCATCACGCGCACTGCGACCGACCTGGAGAACGCCGTCCCCTTCGCGGAGACGGACTCAACCTCTCGGCGGGCCCTGTCTATCTCAGCCGTCGGCATCTATGACACGCGGATACGAGGTACTGGTAGGCGTGAGATCCAGTCTAACGCGACCGGTTAGCACACGGTTTATGAATCGTTTGACGTGATCCTTGTGGGGTTGAAGAACGTGACCCGCTTTTCCATCATCCGGATCCCAGTCTATGGCCCCGCGAGCCTCGTACAGCAATACGCCCGCTAGACGAGCAGTGGCGTCCTGCACGAGGACTGGAGCGCCTGAACCGGAGCCAGACGCCGAACTGTCGTCGAACGGAATCTCGTACGGGCCGCCCCGTAGCTCATCGTCGATAGTCTGTTGTGAAAGCTCTATCGCCCACTCGATCCTGGCCGCGATCTTGTCGGTATCAGCGTCATTGTCGAGATCAGCCCACTTCTCTACGTTGTCGGCACCGAAGATCATCTCCACGTCACTTCTGGAACAGTACATTATAAGACTCCGTAGTCGGCCTCACCCGGGAAGCCGTCGAACAGACTGAGCGGGTAACACTCCACGTCTTGAGCGCGGAACTCTTGTGCGATGTCGTCGGCGAGGTTCCACGCGCCGCCCGGCGGTTCGCCGTTCAACGGACTCCCGTGCGCGCCCGGCCCCCAACTGTTCAACCGATACGCCGCCGGGAACGGGTCGTCCATCCACGCGATGTAGCACATCTGGTGCGGCCACGACCCGCTGGGCACGAAGACGTGATAGCCTTGCATCTCTCGTGGCTGCATCTGAAAGCCCCGCATCGAAGCAATCGTGCACGGCTTGTAGTTTATCAAAGCTTCGCGCAACGCGTCTACCGTTCGGATCGGCTGGCCGATGCCCTTCACGAGGTTGTCCGCCGCCGTCTCACGGAACCGGCTCGGCGGTCCGCTCGGCGATCCCCACGACTTCGCGACGCTGCCGCTGTACGACGGCACGCCCTCGTCGTCGTCGAACAGGATGCCGTACTTCTTCATCGCCGTCGCACCCCAAGCGCCGGTCGAACCGTCGCTGTTGCCGAGCTGACCGTTTCCGGTGTCCGGCATTGCTCGCGACATGCCGTAGATGTACGGAGCGAACCACAGCTTAAACACTTCCTCCTGTTGCTGCTTGGCCCGTTCGTAGGCGTGGAGAAACTGTCCAGCCTGACGGCAACCCCACGACACGCAGTCGCCGATCTGTTGTCGCCCGGTCGGCAAATGATTCCCGCCGTTGACCATTTTACCGTACTCCCAGATAGGAAGCCCTGGTGTCTCGCGCTTGTCGCCCTCCCAGACGACCGGTATGAACTCGTCCTTCAACGCCTCGAACGAATCCTGGGCCCGTTCCCAGTCCCAGCCGCACAAGTGCAACGGTGGCTTATCACCGTATGCATAAGGACCCGCGATGATCGGCCCGTAGTTGCTCTCGATCATGTGACCTCTCCCGGAGGTTGATGTTTAGAATCAAGTTCCGCCAACGCACATCGCACCGACGCCGGTCGGGTAATAACTGTGTCCGCCGTAATAGTATGTCGGAGACCGATAGGCCGGTGCCGGTTGCTGTGGCTGCCGTGGTGAAAATAGACTGTGAGCCGACAGCCCCCTAGCGGACAGACGTCCCAGCCGGCGTAGCCGTTCCTTCGCCATTGCACGCAGCCCCTTCGCGATCTCTGTGTAAGCTCTCGCATAGTCTTGCGGTGTGACCAACAGACCTCGCGACGCCATACCGGCTAACGCCGGCTCGATGGCCTTGTCGTTCCAATCACGCCAGTGTTGTACCAGTGCGCCCATCTCGTCGTGCGCTTGTTCCTTCATACGTTCACGGACTGTACGTACTGACGCGATCCGGCCTTCGTTCACGTCCTTCACGACCATGTTGACTGCGGTGATGAATCGGGCCGCCCCGTTGTGTCGATGTTCGTCGCTTACGTACTTGATCGCCGCATCATACGCTAACTTAGCCAGATCGCTGTCCGGAGGATCAGGATCGGGATCAGGATCAGGATCAGGATCGGGATCAGGATCAGGATCAGGATCGGAGCCGCCTATCGTTACGACGTGTTTGCCGAACCGGAGATTCGCCCGTCCGTCGATACACTCGGCCGCGGCGCAGATAACGGTGTACTTTCCTTTCGTCATCGTCGCGAAGCCGATGCTCTTTCCGTCATAGCCTAGGAGAAAATCCTTCGGCGGGTGAATGACCCACTTACTCTTGGCGCCGGTCGGGATATCTGCGCGGCAGACTACCAGTTCACCGGCCGGCGCCCTGTCGGGGCCCGTAACGTCCAGATCGTTCGCCCGCACAACTCCAGCTATGATGCAGAGCAGCGATAACGAAACGATCTTATGCATCGTCCATCTCCTCCCTGGCTTTCCACACGTCGTAGGCAGCCTCGATGCCCGCACGCACCATGCTCTTGAAGAGCTTGTCGAACACCGGCTCGATCCAGTTCGGTATCCACTCGATGTCGATAGGTGCGATGTACTCGTCGTACAGCCCTTCACAGTCTTCGATCAACTCTTCCTTGTAGTCCTCCGGATTCTCCATCTCGTCCATGAACATGATCACGGCACGCATGATCTCGCCGACCAGTCCGTACAGCTCACGCAGCGTGATCTGCTTGTCAGCCCACGCCTCGACGGCCTGCTTGATGATAGCCTCGATCTTTACACGAAATGCTCCCATCTCATCTCTCCCACTTTAAGAGCTTTGAAATGCCACGCCAAACGAAGTACGCGGCCCACATCAATCCGACGAGCGGCAACAGCAGCACGTCAGTTAACTTCCACTTACTCTTCATTTTCTCAACTCGTGAACGTCGTTTCTTAACTCAGTCACGTTCTGTCGGCAAAGCAATTGCTGTTCGTGCATGGTACGCATCAAGTCCGTCTGTTGCTCCAGACAACCGGTCATACGCTCTAGCATGTTGTCTTGTTGTGTCGAACCGTACCAGATCTTAACGCCCGGCTGGCCTTCCTTGTCGTGATTGTGCCACTCGTGAAGTTCTACCACCCTGCCATGCGTCTGAATAGTTTTTTCACAGAGCGTCTTTAAGTCGATCCCTCGCGAACGCAAATGAACTAAGACTCTGTCGGTTATGTACACCACTAGTAGACCGATCAGAGCTACATTGTCTATGTTATCGAACACTACACTGCCTCCTGCGTTTCGTCGTCACTGTAGGGCACGATCTGAACATCAGATTCATAGCCCGGAGAATCCACGTCGGTGCGAATCGGTATGCCGAGTCTGTCCTTAAGAGCTTCCAAGTCTATGGACGTCATCTCGTACATGAAGCCTTCCGGGCTAGACAGAATGGCGTCATATACCTTCCTAAGATGTTGCAACGCCAGGTCCGTAATCGGAGCCGGTTCGACATATACCGTGTTCTCCGCGTCTGGGCCGTAATTGAAACGAAGCAACTGATTCACGAGGTGCCAGTTCACCAGCTGTACGATCATCCGATGCCGCATCTCCATGTTGGTGATCGCAAAATCGGCGTGCGCCTCGGCCTCAGCTTTAGTCCCAAACTCCCCTTCCAGAACAGCACGCTCCGGAAGACCGAGTCCTCGTACTTTGAGTGCGTCCAGATACTTCTGACGATCGATGAACGACGCGGTACCACGACCCTGGTCGGACAGCAATTCGATCTTCCAGGCGTCCGGCTGCTGTCTGTTAAGATCGTCTATAACGTCCTGGAGTTGACGAGGAACAGCGATAGCGCCTGACGACTCCAACGTCTGAAGCAAATCTTGAGCTACTTTGAAGTTGTCGGTCTCCGTCCCGTTGACGTTAGACGTGCCTTGCGGGTAGTGAACGACCCAGTGGGAACCGGCTACCTTTCGATCATAGCGGTCCGCAGCCTCGTTCACGCTGTTCCACTTGGTATAGGGGTCGTTCACGTTCTCTAAAAGACTCTGCCCGTACCAGTCAGTTCCCTCTACATCGATGTACAACAACAACGTCTCCGCGGTCTTTAACGGAACCATGTTGTTCTTCAAACCAACATACGCTCCCGTCTTGGTGTCGATCAATATGGAGGTTGTGTCCTGCAGCAAAGGCTTGAGCTTGCGTATCACCACGCGCCCGTCCGCACCGACCTTGAACACCTTCTCGTACGGCTGCCACCCGAAGTCAAGACAGCCGTACATGCCAGTCTTCAACAGATGCAACCTCAACGGCTGCATCTGCTCGTTGATAAAGTCCTTGGAACCCTCGGGCGCATCTTCCTCCGCCTCGACGGACCACCCGGAAGCGAGAATCGGCGCGACGACTAACCACCGTGCCAAGGCTATCGTCGGATCACGACGCATGGTCCGCAGCGTGGAGTAAGCCGTGATACTAGGCTTGGGAAGAGTGTCCAGCGTGCTTAGAAGCCCGGCTACCCTGGGGACTTGATGACTCGTCTTTTCCTTACCCATCTTTCCATCTCTCCAATGGAACGACGCCCCGTACCACGTGAGGATACGCCGACGTCTCAACACATCCCGCACATTGGCCCTCGCGAACGGCGTTCTCTAATAAGTATCTATACCTGAACATCTCCTCGCCGTTCCATACCTCTGTCAGTTTCTGCGTGTTAAGATCGCCCATCGACTCAAAGTCTGGACGCGAGGTGTCCACTGCACAGCACAACGGCACCCGACCGTCGTACATGACGACCACATGCCTGTGCGGTCTAGCACAGTACTTCGACCGAGGCTTAGAACGCACGCAATCAAGCGCAGCTATCTTAGCGTCGCCCCAGCTGTGAAGACCTCTCGGCCTTCTCCTGTCCGATACCGTCAAGTACTTGGCCCGTGGGCCTTCGACGCTCCACTTCATGTTAGATTTGATCTTAATGTCCTCGTCTATTCCAGCCGCCTCTAAAGACCAAGTCCTGTATCTCTTCAGCCGCCCGTCACGATCGTCGTATGCGTTCAGATTCACGGAATTCACGCCGGCCGCGAACATCTTAAGTACGCCGTCTGCGCCGTCCAGCAAGTCACCGTTGGTGGTCAGCATTATCTTACACTTAAGACAAGCTTCCCGAAGGGTCCGCACACGGCGATACCAGTCCGGGTCGAGAAGCGGCTCGTTCAGTAAGAACCACTGGACCGTTCCTCGAAAGTCTAACTCGTGCAACTGATCTATGATACGATAGTACAGCGAGTCGGACATTACTTTTCGTTCGCGTCGCTTACTGGACGGACAGAACCGGCACTTCCTGGTGCACCAGGAAGAGGTTTCCAGCGTGACGCGATTGAAGATAGGGTACTCCTCCCCGTACCGTACGGCTGGCTCGTATACTCTATCAAAGAAGCTCATCTGACTTTTACTTTCGGAGGGGCGGAACCGTAAGAAAGCGCGACGGGGAACAGGCGATAAACGACGTAACCGAGAGCGTCTGTGATATGACCGACGTCCCCGTAATCGTCGGGTTCCCTTGTACCTTCGCGGTAAGCCCTGGTCTCCAGATCCCTGATCAAGTTGACGCATCGCGGGTCGACGAACAGGCGCTGCACGCCCTTTGCATTGCGAAACATCGCATTACACGCTGCGAACCTGTCCGCCACGGGCGGATTGCTCCTAGGATAGAAGACTCTAGCGCCCGCAAACCTGGAGTCCTGTCTTATCTGAATGTAATCACTAGACGAGGCTGACGTCTTACGCGCCCTTCCTGTAGCGTCGCCGTAGAACTCAAACCCCGACTCGTGTCGTCCATACCTCTTGAAGAGTTCATCAAGAGTCTGCTGCGTGTTAGTGTTCCGCAAGAACAGCTCGTCCAGAACATACAGCTTATCCTCATCGCGCTGTGCAACTACCCACGCCATCGGGTCCACGTTGAAGTCCGAACCAACTAGCAAAGGCCGATCCTTGAAGTAGTCCACGCGCCGAACGTTGTCTGCCCGTACGTAAGCGTAGAAGATCAGACCGGAAGCCGTCTCCCACTGCGCGTTATATTGTTCATTGTAGTCTCGCGCATCGAGAGTCTGCTGGGCGAACTCTATGGCCTCCGCGGTCAGTATGTCGGAGCTGGGCCACGTGTACGCCTCTACTCTCGAGTCGTCGCCGGTCATTCCCTTATCAAAGAACGTCTTAAACTCCGGAGCGCCGACGCCGTACCTCTTCGGAACGCCGATCCGCCAGCACCAGCCGTCTCTGTGGGACAGGGCGGGTCTTACACTGAGATCGAACGACCTCGGTCGCTGATCGCACGATTCGTCGATCACGCCACCATCCCACTGGTCGCCCTCTATGCGCTGCGGCTTGTCCATCCCGACGATGTAAAGCGACGAACCGAAGACGGTGTCGACGACCATGTTCGACTCGTTGAGTTTCGAGACCCAGTCCGGAGGGATGAGGTCCCTTATCTTCCGCCAGGCAACACGCCGCGCCTGAGAGTAAGTCGGTAACGCGTAGAAATACATCGGATCAGGCCACGGCTTACGGATCGGGAGAAACCGAACTATGCGACGACGAGCTAGCTCAGTCTTTCCAGAACCGCGCCCGCACGCTACCGCGACGAACCTGGCTCTGGTGCGCCACAGCCGTGCCTGGCCCTCATGGTATCTCAACTTAGTCCACGACCTAGTCAGCACGTCTCCAACCTCTTCGCTTCATGTCTTGTGTCCAGTTCCAGACGATGCCTCCCGGTGCTCGCCTCAACTTAAACAGGTTGTTGACTCCGGCGGCCAACGACGACCCCTTAAAGACGCTCTGACCCTTTGCCCAGTCCCTGACCGGCGGGTGCAACTCCGGATAGTTGCGTCGATGAAAGGGGTGCAGCAGGTAATAGTCTTGCGATAAGACGGAGCACTTAAACTTGAGGTGATTCCATGTGGCCTTCATCAAGTCGTACACGTCCGTGTACACCATGCTCTTACGATAGTCATAGAGTCCGAGTTCTAGCAACCATGACGTCCTCACGGCGAACACGTCCTCGTACCAGCCGCCTTTCCGAGAACGGACGGCATGTCGCTGAGGGTTGTACCATTGCTGCCATGGAACGGACGGCGTTTCTCGAAACACGCGCTCCACGTCTCGCCCTTGTAGTATAGCGTCTATCAACCTCTCCGAGTTGTGACGGTTGGAGTTGATACGCTTTTCAACCTTCGGTCCGATACGCCTCAAATTGCAGAGAACCACGTTCCTCTTAGTCACGGACAGCGTGTGCCGCAGACTCTCGAAGTAGCCGGGCGATGGCAAGTGCTCCTTGTGAAACACCACTTGCCACTCTACGTCGTCTTGTTCTGTCATTTCGTAGAGCGCATCGATCAAGTTCCAGACGGGGCGACCGTCGATCCACTCCTGTTTCGGCGCGTACAGCTCGTCGTATTTCAACGGAACGGGTAGCTTGCCCTCCGTCTGGTCGATCACCGTGACACGATAGTCGGTCAGGTCCTGATCGAACATCTCGAAGATTCGCGCCTGTGCTTCAAACAGCCGGGCGGGCTTCAAGTAGTCGTTCACCACGTACAGCCCTATCATCCCAATCTCCTGAAGAAGCGCTGGTTGTAGGACGGCTCCATCTCCTCGACGTGTCGCGCTGCGGTCAGCCAGGACTCGCACGCCTTCAAGACTGACTTCATAGTGACGTCGTCCACTACCATGGCGCCGCCCGGCCGCAAACGGATCCAAGACTCCCGCATGTCGTTGAGAGCCTGCGACTTAGTATGACACCCGTCGACGTAGACGAAGTCGTACGTTTCGCCCGGAGACGCCCGGCGAAAGAACTCGTTCGATCGCATCTGCACCGGTACTATGCGTCCCGCCGCCCTGTACTTAGCAGTGTTGTTGTAGAAACGCCGACGAATGCTATTCATCACCCCGTACCTTGGCTTCCACCTCTCCCACGCGGTCTCAGACCACGGGTCCACGCACGTGAGAATCGAGCCGGGTCCCGTCAGTATGTTCTCTACGGTCCACACGGCGGACCGTCCCTCGTAGGATCCGATCTCCAGGCCGCGCGCGTCGGGAATCTCGCGCAGATATCTGAGACGCGTCAACCAGCTGCCGGTCCTGTCTGTGAACCAGTCCCTAGTGAAGTTCATCCCTCGCTCAACCACTTCTCGTAGACCTCCCTCTGGCCGTGCGTGTCTCGTTTTCGTCGCCCCGCATCGACCTCGTTCATCGTCGTATGAAAGTCATGATGAACGACGGACGACGGCACGAGCACGTGGCGAACCTTTGCACGCCTGAACTGCTCTACTATGACGTCGTCACTATACCAGAATGTCGTGGGATGGGCAAATCCGCCGAGCCTGTCGTAAGCTGAGCGCCGCATCGCGAAGCACCACCCGGAGTACTCCCGCCCGTTGCGACAGCCCACGACCGGACTGCTGTTGACGAATTCACGCTGCATCTCGAAGCTGGGCGAGATCGGCGAACCGGCCTCCGCCCCGCGTGCTATCATACCCGCCAGCAGCTCTTCCCACCACAGTGCCGTGAACGTCAGATCGTTCGAGCAGAAGACGACGTACGCCGCATCGCCGAACTGTGCGCCGATGTTGAGCGCCTTGTTGTAGACGAACGTCTCGTCCGCGTAGCGCACGGCGTAGCTGACGCCCATGTCGTAGAACACGCGGAGGTCGATCCTCGACGTCTCCACCACCGTCACGTCGAACTTAGTCTCAGAGCTAGACGCTAACAATGTCTCCACAGCTCGCCTCGTGACATCGAGGAACTTAGGCTCCTTGACCCACGAAGTCATCACCACGTCGACCCTACCCATGCCTCGCCCTCCTCAGGAGACTGCGACTGTTGCGGCCACGAGCGCCGCCGTGAACGCTGCGCTCTTTGGCCTTGTCGATCCTCTGGTGTGTCCACTTGAAGTGATGGAGCACCGGCGGCCTGCCGCACCGGCGACACCACTTCTTGAACCCCAGCCCCGGAAAGCGGTGCATCTTTGCCGGCGGACCCGGCAGGAGGAAGGGCCGCCACGGCTGGCGCATGCCGATCACGTTCCGCGAGTAGTTACTCGCGACGACGGGAAACTGCGAGAACAGGTCGCCGTCCGGGCTTAAAGGTCCAGTGACTCCCGGCCGCGACGCGAACCGGTCCACCATCTTGCCGTAGACGCAGGGCGCATCGTACTTACGCCACGTCTCCATCACGTCGTCGATCCCGGCGAACTCGTCGACGTCTACCGATACATAAACGTCGGCGCCGTACATGAGATCCGTCAAACGCCGAATCTTTTCGCTCGGGTTGAACTCGCCGGTCCAGCACACATACTTATCGACGTTGGCGGGAACGGACTGTCGAGGAATCCTCGCACGCGAGTGCAGCACGAGCCTGACGTCGTCGACCCCGCGCGCCCGGTAGTACGGGACGAAGTGCGGGAGGAAGTCCGCGTCGTGATCGAGACTGACGCAAGAAACTAGGACTACCATCGACCTACCTCGCAGTGCTCCGTGGCCATCGCAATCTTGTTGCGGCGTGGCCTGCGCTTGCGACCGATGCGACACCCGCACAGAGTGCACCACCTGTTTTCCCGGTGCTCACACGGCCGACACCTGTTCTCGAATATCCTCAGTATCTCCGACTTGCTGCGCACCGGTCTTCCGGCCCGTCTCCAACATCCCAATGCCCGGAGATACGTCCTCATCTTTTCGCAGCAACCCATTCATTCCGCTCCACTTGGCGACATGTTCCTCAGCCCAGGGCAGAAGCCTGACGAGCCGCAGGTTGTGATTCCTGTAGAAGTCGATCAGTCGCTGCCGCACGGACGCGTTGCCTATGTGTCGGTCCGCCCCGGCGGGTCTCGCCCCGAGGTCGTGTCTCTTGCGACAGCCGAGAAATTCTTGCACGTCGTGCACCACGGTCACCGGATCGCTGCGCATCTGTTCGCTGAACACGATCTTGACTCTATCGAACAGTTGAAGCACGTGGTCTACCTGCTGCGCATACATGCCTCGCCACAGTGCCATCATGCCCTCCTGCGAGTCGATGAACTTACGAAGCGGAGTAAAGTTCCGCCCTTTCCTCCGCCTATTGCGGTGGGCACACCCAGACGCGAACCGCAAGACGGGATCTCGCAGGACGAGCACTATCCCGACGTCGGGCATGACTCTGGCGATGTGCACCATGACCTGCGGTATCGCGACATAGATCGGCGTCTTCTCACCGTTGATCTGACCCGACTTGAACCGAGACGTGTATCGAGACGTCGGACCGCGACGTTTATCGAAGAAGTGTAACTCACGCCCGGGCATGTAGATCTCGGGGTGACGCCTTAGCACGCGCTGAAGCGCAGTAGTGCCGCACTTCTGCACGCCGGCTATGATAAAGTCAGGCAGAGGCATTGGGAACCGTATCGTCCATCCTAGTCACGTCGGCGTCCGGGGTCAGGGTCGTCCCTTCCTCCTCGGACGGCAGTTTGATCTCTTCCCGCACCAGCTTCTCGAACTTTCTCGCCAGCTCGACGTGCTCCTCTCCCATCGTCTCGTAAGCGATGCGCACTATCTGAGAAACGAACGCCTTGAGCGTATGTATGCTGACCTTGTCGGCGGCCGTCGACTCGACGCGAGCAGCTGCGGTGCACATATGCTCGACGTTCTTAAGCGCCTCGACCATCAAGGCGACGGCCATCTGTTCCGTCTCTGGCTTGCCCGTCTCCACTGCCGCGTTCCACATAGACACGGTGCGCTGCGCCGTGAGACGCATCAGCGCGAGCTCCTCGAACAGCGCGAGCTGCTCGCGCGGGGCCATCTCGAGCTGGGACTCGACGGCCTCCTGTAGCGTCCTGTTCAGTTGCCTGCTGTAGAACATCGGAAGTCTATCCGTCCTAACGGGCCCGCGGCGTCCGCCGTGGAACTGGCAGTAGTCCCTGCCACGCAGGGCCCAACGCCTGCACCTTTCACCGTTGCGCCGGCGGGCATGGCACCTCCTCGGGCTGTTCTCCGGCGGTGGTCCAGACATGCTCTAACCTCATGCAGCCGCGTAGGAAGGCGACGAGGTGCTCGCCGTACTCCGGCACGCTCGGGTGAAACACGCACGGCCACAGGAAGATCGTCTTCACCTTGTGCACCGCCGGGAATCTCCCTTGGTGTTGGCTCTCGCCCTCGATGACTGCGTCGTACCACGGATGGTTCAGTGTACTACCGTACCTATAACTCATGTACGTCGAGTACGGAACCGCGTACACGTTGCCACCGACGCAAGGATACCCGTGCCCGGGCGGGAGCCACGACTTGCTCGTCACGCTCGTCGCCCCCAGCGCGAGCCAGACGTCGCCTCGACAGACGCCGTGCAGCTTGGCCCGCTCAACGACCTTCGTGAGCTCGTGTATCTGGTCGCGGTAGTACAGCGGGCGGTACCAGCTGAGCGAGAACCCGCCGTCCACGGGATCGGCGTACGTCGCGTAGCTTGAGGCATGCCAGCCGCCGTGCAGCCGACTCGCACTCTCGCCGACGTGACCGTGTCCGTAACGATGAACCGGCACGTCGCCGATGATCGCCTTGATCGTCCGATACAGGAACACGTTGTAGGCACGCACGATCTCGTTGCGTCGCAGATCTTCGTCGGACCTCGGATCGTACTTGTAGGTCCATCGCTCGAGGTCGATCCCGACGACCACGAACTCCGCCCTGCCGGCGACACGCTCCTTGATCTTCGCCAGAACGGCCACCAGCTCGTCGCACTCGGCGACGTACGTCTCGGGGTCTTCGAGCACGACCTTCATCGCGGGCACCCGCGGCGATATCATCAGGCAGATCTTTGCCCCTGTGCGCCGGCACCGGGCGACCGCGTCCTCCACGTGCTCGGGCTTCTCGTTCTGGTAGTTCAGCGTGCAGGACTCCGTGATCCTGCTGAACTCGTCGAGCAGGGCCGGGTCCACGCCCGGCCTGACGTTCCACGTGTGTACCGGTTTAGCCTTCCGGCTCGCCAGCGTCGGCAGGGACTGAAGGTCCTCCAAGACGCCGGCTCTGCAGCTTAGCGATGCCGCGAAGATAGTAGTTGCGAGCAGTACCCTTCGCCACGCCCATCTCATCTCCGATCTCCTCGAATGTAAGGTTCTCCAACACCTTGGCTCTGACGGCACGGCGCTCCCGCCAGTGCAGTCCCTCTAGCATGTTAGATACCTCCTCTTCCTCGTCGAGATCAAAGGCGTGAAGGAATTCTGGTTCCTCCACAAAGTCGTCCTCCCGCGTCTTGTTTCTCTTGCGGAGCATCTTGCTCATGTACCACCTGAGGCAGACGGTGGCGTAGGTGTGGAACTTAACCTTGCGAGTCGGGTCGTACGTCTCCGCGATGCGAGGTAGTCGGACCATAGCCTCGCCGACCAGATCCTCGACGATGTCGGGATTCCCGTGACAGAGGCGCGACGCTACACGTCTTATGTGCGCCTCGTTCTCTCGTGCGTATCTCCACGGGTCGATCATGGTCGCATTATACAACGAGACGTTCATCTTGTCAACCCCTTCTAGGAAAGATTTTTTCTACTCGGAGCAACACGTACTCGTCGTACGGAAACATTTCCTGCTGCCTCGCGACGTACGCTTCTGCCTGGGCGCGTGTAAAGAAGGTCGAGACGCGGCGAATGTGAGCCACGGTCCCGCGAACGACGTACCACTCCTTGTGCGCGGTCATTTTCTAATACTCCGGAAAAAGCACTTTCTACAGACGGCGGAAAACCGAACATGCTTATCTAAAACCCACGATCGACTGGCCAGTACGATCTTACCACAACACGGGCACCTCCGGTTGGCGGGAAGGCGAGCCAACCTAGCGGCGAGTCGGCGTTCTTTCCGCGGCCGCCCTTCCCGCGTGTCCCTCGTTCGGTTCGCCTCGTGCGCCGTACGGGCGAGATCGGCGAGCGCTTTTTTCTCTGCTCTATCCATCTTTCCCTTTCATAGATAACTGACCAGTCCTGTTGCTCGAAGCCAGAGCTGTCTAGCTTCGCAGAGTAAGATCGGGGTCTTTAAGAATTCTTCACGGCGTGAAACTCCGCTAAAGCGAATATACTAGCATATAGACACAGACATACAAGACTTCAAAATTCCTTTGTTACTTGTTTTGTTTTTTGTTTGCTGGTCGAGTGTTGGTCTCAGCTGTACTGTTCCCGAGCGTCGAACACCAGGACTGGTCAGTTATCCCCGTCCAGGACCACGACTTTGTAAATTTCGTTGAGCCACGCGAGGTAGTCCTCGGGCGGCTGCTCGAGCAGTGTAGCCCGCGACGGCGGAAACTCACACTTCAGCAGGCCGCCGTGAAGCACGTGTCGCTTAGTGTCCGGGTCGAGGGTCATGAACTCCTCGAACGTCGGACGATACCAGCAGTGCGTGATCTGAATGTTGGCGATCCTGTTCTTATGGAGAAACTCCATCACCATGTACATCTGGGACTGGACGGGACCGCCGCACCTCGGGCAGAGCGACATGAACGGCGTCGTCCCGTCCGTCAGGTTCACCGTGCTGATGGGCATCCTACACTGTCCCTGACACGTGTACACATTCACCGAACCCTTCGTTTCCATCTCTCGTCTCCTATAGTCTGCGTGACCACCAGCAGCGCGTGCAGGACGCCCGGCACGACGAGCAGCAGGCACAGGAAGAAGTTAAGCACGGCCAGGAACGGCCGCCCACACGCCAGCACGGCCAGCGGCGGGAACACGAAGCAGAGCAGGTATCTCACGACGTCACCCTCCTCAGGGCCGCCAGCAGGCTTCCGCCGGTCCCGTCGAACTCGTCGAGGAGGCGACCCTCGTGATCCTCGACTCGCCCCGGCGCCCGCACGACGAGCGCCGTTCTCGGTCTTCGAAGATTCAATCTCTCCATGACCGCCCGCTGGAGCGGACGCAGGCGGGTATTCTCGCCCTTGAACTCCAGCCAGCCGTGAAAGGCCGGGTGGCAGACGTAGCGGTCGGGCCAGCCCGGCGACTGTCTCTTGCCGGCGACCAGCGCGAGCACGACGGCGCCGTGCTGTTCCATGTCCCGGCACACCTTCCTAGTCCAGTCGGATTCCCTCATAGTCGAAAGTCTCCAGATCGGGGGCGAGCCAGTCGAGCACCCTCCGTCGCAGCGCGAGCGACAGCTCGTTCAGGTCGCCGCGAGGTCCGCGACGCGTCCTGTTCACGTGCGGCGTACGCGGCAGCGGCAGGCCGAAGCGTTTCTTCAGGTATCTGCGAAGCGCGTCCAGACCGTGCTCCAGCTTGAAGACGACGTCGGGCCGAAAGACCGCGGCCATCTCCGTAAGGTTGCACGTGTGGATCCAGTAGGGCGCGTTCGCCCGGTGCCACAGTACGGCCTCGCAGTACGAGGCGAGGCTCTCGCTGTACTTGGCGGCCCAGATGCCGGCGCCCCGTTCCCGCAGCCGGTGATTGTACGCGAAGTGCGACAGCAGCCGGTCGTGCGGGTGCCTGACTAGCATGATGCGCCGCGTCCCGTCGAACGGGTGCACGGTGCCGTGCCGCGGGTAGTGCAGCGACGCGTGATCCGGCCGGAGCATGGCCTCGACGCTACGCGTCCCGCACTTGGCGGGCGTGCACAGACAGAACTTTGTCCCGACTAGCATCGCTCGTACCCTCCGAACTCGGAGAACCGCGGCGCCGCGTCCCGATCGGCGAAGTACTCCACACAGTCGAGCAGCTTCTGAAAGTTCGGCGTCGTGCGTTCCAGCAGCCGGTCCACATGACCGCGCCGCCAGTCCGGCTCGACCGCGGCCCGGCGAACCAGGGCGCCCAGACCCTGTGAGTCGACGAAGCGAAGCTCGTGACTCAGCGGGACGTGGTGCTCCTGTCGGTCGTAGGTCAGGTACTCGTCGCCTCGGCCGTACGGCAGCGGCAGGCACCCGGAGACCAGGTACTGTCGAAGCTTCCCGGTGATGAAGCCGTCGGAGATGGGAATCATCGGTCCGCAGACGCCGGTGCGAAGCTTCGGGAACACCTCGTCGGGGTGCACGGGCCCGGGCATGCGCTCCGGGTTGTAGCCCGAGAAGTCTTCCCACCCGCGGCCGTAGATGACGTAGTCGTCGACGTCACGCAGGATCCAGGACCAGACCTCGTCCCGGAGCTTTTCCAGTCGCTTGTCCCTCATGTGGGAATGTGCGATGATGAGCATCGGCACCTCGCCGGTGTTAGCCTCCGGTCGAGGCGGCTCGTCGAAACTCCACCAGTTCTCACAGCCGGCGTACGCCGCGTGAATGTCGTAGGTCTTACGAAGAACGCGGCGCCTGATGACGTTGTTCTCCTGGGAGAGCACGGCCCTCGGCTTGCAAGCCGGCCAGTCCAACATCTCGTGGTCGCGCGGGTAGCTCCGCGGATCGTTGATCACGCAGACACGAGGCAAGCCGGTCTTCCAGTAGACGTACAGGAGGGGCGCCACGTACTTAGCGGCGAAGTCCTGCACGCGTACGGCCCTGTCGTTGCGAACCCAGCTGCAGGTCGGGCAGGCGCCGACCGAGTTCACGATCGCGTCGGGGCTCCAATCCCTGACCTCGCGAAGCACGCGTTCGTACTCCTCCACGGCGGCGTCCGCGTGATCGTCGTACACGTACGATCCTTTCACGCACCAGTCCACGTGGTGGAAACCCTCCAGTTCGCCGCGGAGACGTCCCAGCAGGCAGACGTCGTGACCGGCGGCTCGCAGGCCGAAGGCGATCCCCGTGGCGTCGCGCTGCTCGCCGACGGGAGAGGCGATCTTGCGGTCTAGGTGCCACGCGGACCCCGTCTTGCTCACTACGATTCTCATGACATCTCCTCTCTGACATATCTGAGGTATCGTTCCGGGGTCCCAAGGTCGTACCACCGCGATTCCGACAGCTCGTGACAGAGCTTGATCTCGTTCATGAACCGAACGGTGGACTGTGTCTCGTCGGCCTGCTCCATCTGCCATCGCGAGAGGAGCATGTGACCGGCGAACGTCAAGGTCTTGTCGGGGTGGCCGCGCTCGACCCACCCGTACGGGCCGCACCACCCGTCCATGTCGGCGTCGTGTTCGTATTTGCGAACGGTGCCGTAGGTTTCGTAAGCCCTCACGGTCTCCCAGTCGTACACGTTGTCGCCGAACGTGACCAACGCGTGGTCCCGGACGTAGCCGGCGCACAGCTGTATCGCGTCCGGCACGCCGCGGGCGACGGGCTGTGTCACGTAGTGCAGGTCGTGGCCCCGCGCCGTCAGCACCTCGCGTAGAACGTCGCCGAGCGGTACGACGACTGTGATGTGCTTCGTCACGGCCTTGAGCCAGTTGATGGCCGATTCTATCACGATCCTGTCGTGGGCTATCGGCAGGAGCAGCTTGTTGGGGAAGCGCGTCGCCTCCCCGGCTGCCAGAACTATTCCAGTAGTCATATCTTTCCCTCCAGGCAGGCCAGTCCCCGGTTTCTCTCCAACGTCACGGCCCTGGCCGACGGCTCGTAACCCGGCTTACTGTCATTTATCAGCACCCGCTCGCCGCTGGTGACTCCCATCACCAGGCGGTCCCAGAAGAGACCGTGCGCACGGAGCGTCTCCTCGAGGTCAGCCCGGCAGCACTCCTTGCGTGCGGTCATCAGGACGACGCAGTGACCGTCCATCTCCCACCGGTCGAACTGTTCCTTGACGCCGTCCAGCAGGACGCACGTCTTCCACTGGTAGGACGGCCCGCGGCCGTAGTGCTGTAAGACGCACCCGTCCAGGTCGACTATGTAGGTCTTCTTTTTCACAACGTCTCCAATAGCTGCGAGAGGCGTCCTCGGGCGAAGTTCATCGCGACGGCCGGGTGCTGGTGACACAACAGACGCACGTAGTGGGACGCCAGCAAGATCCAGTGCACCCTCCGCGCCGGAAAGCCGTGCGGCTGCTCGACGGGCTGGCAGCAGCGCGGCCGCCTGACGTAGTCCCAGCCGTCGAGCGACTGTAAGATCTTAGCCTCGTCGATCTCTCGGCATTGCAGGCCGCGGTCGTGGCCCGGGTCGATGAACACTACTTGGCCCTCGACTAGCAAGGTGTTCTCTAGAGTCAAGTCGCCGTGCGTCGCATAGGCGGGCGTGAGGTCTGTCGGACGGAGGGACCCTAACAGACGCATCAGTCTCAGCTGCTCCGCCGCAGATAGGAGCGTGCGGCCCTTTAAGAGCACATACTCCACGTAGTCTAAGACGTGCGTCTCGTCGATGCCTCTTATCCTCTCGCCCCAGAAGGCCTTGTGCGCGGCATTGTGAACGAGACGCCAGTCGTTGGGCGTCGACCCGTCGATCTCCTCGTACTCCAGCTTGTTCGGCGGCACGAACTTGACGTCCGCCGGCCTGTACGCCGGCGGAAGTTTGCGGAGCCAGTAAGCCTGATACTCCGCGTCGGGACAGCACTTCGTGTATTTCATCTGTAGTGTTCCTCCAGGTCCAGGTCCTGATCCGATGTACACTCCTCCGGCTGCTTGTCGTCCCGGAATCCGACGAAGCGAGGGTGGCGGAGCCGACCACCGGCTCCTACGTACTGGTAGGCGACCTCGACGACGAGGCCCAGACACTCCTCTCGATGCTCCCCGACCCAGTCCCTGGTCGGCTCGTCCATCCCCGAGACGCGGGCCACCTCGCGACCCTCTGAGGTCACGCATCGGAGCGCCCCTACCCCGCCGTAGTACTTGCCACGGCCGGGGTGGTACCCCGCGATGACGAGGTCCATCGTCTTTACCGGCTTCCACTTACGCCAGTTGAGGAGATTTCCGTCTTTGAAGACGACGCCCTCGACGTTCTCCTGGGGCGTACGCGTTAACATGTCGACGATCGACTGCGGCGTGTACGCCCCGGCCGTGATCCAGAAGGGCAGGAACTCTACGCCCCACAGGACGCACAGCGACTCGATCTCCAAGAGCGAAGCGTCCGCAGGGGCGGTCTCCAGGGCGAAGGCGCCGAACCGCAGACGCGGGTCGTGTTCCTTCATCGCTGTCTTGACGTAGGACGCCGGTTTCCCGGGGTACCAGAGTTCCCCGAGAATCGTCGTCCCGGCCGGCGCACGCCGGAATACGTTCAGGTACCAGCCGCGGTCGCGAAGCTTGTCTGTGACGTCGTGCGGGTGCCGAGTGTGGCAAGACACGAGACCAGTTCTCGCTTTGCGGACGCATAAAAAGTGCCCGTCTCGCTTCACGTGCGCGAAACGGGCGTCTTGGCCGGTCCAGTTCTTAGACCTTACCGTTGCCATTCATCTTCTCCATCAGGCGAAGCAGCTTGCTGAGCTTCTTGGCCTTGTGTGTACTGAGGTCGTGCGTGCACTTGTGGTTTCCGAAACCGCACATGCGATGAACGACGAATCGGAACAGGTCGCCGTGACAGGCCGCCCGGATCTTCGTCTGATAAACGAAGGAATGGGCGATCTCGTGGGCGATGGTCTCGTCGTACTTCTTTCCGGCTAGAATTATGTAGGCGAGGTAGTACCGGCATTTCCGTTCCTTGGGAAAGTATACGCCCGCGGACTTCGACGTGCGTGTCGAAAACTCGCACTTAGGCGGCGTGAACTCCATCTCGAGAACTTCGCCTATTGTCTGGAGACGGTGACACCAGTGTCGGTGTCGCTTAGCCGCCCAGTCTTTGAGTTCTTGAAGATCACTCATCGTCATGGTCAAGACCCTCCCACGCCCCGATGTGCTCCAGACGATCTTCACAGCCGCCGCAGTGGTCGGGCTCGGGCACCTCACTGAACGGGCAGAGGAGCCCTTGGGCGTACGGGCAGGGCGTCCGCTTGAGGTCCGACTCCAGCTGACTGATCTCAGAGGCGAGCTCCTGCAGCTTGAGTACCTCGCGGTGGTGTTCGAGCTGGAGCCGCTTTTGCGCCAGCTTCTTCAGCGCCGTCTGCGACTTCTGGATGAGCTCGTCGGCGTGCTCCCGCTCGTCGAGCAGCCGCTCCAGCTGCCGCTGAAGCCACGCGATGCGTTCCTTGTGCCACTTCACGGACCGCTCGAAGGCCTTATCGCCCTCGGCCATCAAGCGCAGATGCTTGATGCGGTTCTTGTGGCCCTTCATGAGGTAGTCGAGGTCGTTGATGGCCTCTTGTACCCCCTTCGAGGTCTGCTTCGTCATTATGTAGTCTCCTTATGTAGTATGCGACCTAGCGGTCGAGGTCCTCGACCTCGTCACCAGCCGCCTGGTCGCTCATGTCGTCGGGTGAGGGCGGAACGTCATCTTCGTCCGCCCAGCTGACGGACTCTTCCTCGATGACCGAGGGAATGTCTGTCATTCGAGCCGGGGCGCCGGCGACCGTGATCGAGTCGCCGTCCACGCGAACATACAGCCCGCGTTTCCAAAGCACCCGCATCACCAGCTCCAAGTTTTTAGGGCGGCGATACGTCTTAGCCTTCATTCTTAACATCGTCTGTGCTCCTCTGCAAGGGCTTGCCTCATCAGGCCGCCGGAAGCCGACCGGCGACGACGCGGGGTGCCCTCCCCGCGTTTCGGCAACTCTACTCGTCGGACGTAGCGGACAGCAGGGCGTAGACGTCGACGCCGTCCTTCTTGAGCTGCTCCTGGAGCTCCGCCATGCGCTTGTGCATGGCCAGCAGGCGCTTGGCCTTGGCGCGCTCCTTCACGGTCCCGAGCTTCTTCATCTCGGTCGCTTCGGCGCGGTACGCGGCGGCCCGCTTGTCGCACTCGGTCGCCTTCATCTCGAGCCACACGGTCTCGTCGGCGAAGTCGCCCCGCTTGAGGGTCTTGTGCTTCTTCCCGTCGAAGTCCTTCGGGAATTCCGACAGGCCGCCGTCCGGCACGGGGTAGGCGATGCGCTCGGTCTTGCCCTTCGCGGCTTCGGGAGCCTTAGCGCCGGGGGCGGCCGAGGGAGCTTTTGCCTTGGGGGCCTGTGTCTGCGTGTTACGGGTCTTTTTCGCCATTGTCTCGTCTCCTATGGAGTGTAGAATCGAGGAAGGCTGCCTCGTCAGGCCGCGGGAACCACCCACGACGAAGCGGCGGAGCGTGTAACTCCGTCGCTTTTCGGCTTAGCACAAAAAAGAAGGATTGAAAACTGTAGACACTACCACCGGTCGACTCTGCGTCGAACAATTCTGCTCGCGACCTTGCCCAATTCACGGTCCAGCTCGATTGCCGCGACGCACGACTCTGACTGGCATCCTTGCCCGTTGGCTGTCGCTTCAGCTTCTCGCTCCTCCGAAGGGAACTACGTGCCGTGCATCGCTCCGACGATCCAGTTGTCAATTGCCCTGAGGGCATTGTACCAGAGATTTCGCGGGTTGTCAACCCCGCCGAATCGACAAAACTCCGAACATTTCCAAGGGATTCGGGTACGTGCGTATACGGCCCGTACACGCCCGGAGTGCGGAGATCGGAGCAACTGGTATTATAAACCGTGTTATTGAAACGACGATCTGAGCCGTGATCTCGCGCCCTCTCGGAGATATACGGGCTGTACGGCGCCCGTACGGGCGCCCCTGTTGATTCCGCCCCGATTACGGAGTTTCTGTAAAGGGGAAAGTGTTCATTCATCTGAAAGATTTCGCTACCGGAGATATTCAAGATCTCCACAGGAATTCTTGTCGTATGAAATGACGCCCGCTGCTTTAGAGGCCGAGAGCCAGTCCACGTCGGAGACGCCTACGTCGCAGCGCACCGGGACACGAAGCTCGACTTCGGGCGACTCCAGTATGTTAACGATGTCACGCACGACGCGAGGATCCTCGGCGATCTCTGTCGGCGCTTCGAGAACTGTCTCGTCGTGAACGCTCGCCGTTAGCTTAATCGGTGTTCCTTGACAGGCACGGGCCAAGGCGACGGTGCGCTCTTTCATAAGGTCAGCCGCCGTCGACTGGCATATCGTATTGAAACCTCGATGCGCCGCAGCAGCCGGCAAGTGACGATGCCGGCCGTACGCGTTGAACACGAACCCGCGGTCTTGGACACGACGACTAACTCGACGGGCGGTTCTCTTGAGCCCGGGCAAGGCCGAGTGGTAGGACGCATAGACCTTTTCGGCTCTCTGTCGACAGAGGTGCTCGAATACTTCCTTCTCTTCCTCTCTCGTCACCTTACTCTCCGCTATCAGTGCTTCGATCTTTTCCTGAAGGTCACCAACCACCGTTTCATCCATCGAGATCTTTGCAACAGTTGTCTTTTTGCCTCCGCCGTACCCCATCATGAAATTCATCGTCTTGGCAGGCTTCCGCTTCATCCCGCACAAGTCGGCGACCCAGGCGTGAAAGTCTGTGTCGGGGTTTTCCGCATACGCGGCTATGGCCTCTGCGTCTTGGATGTAGTGAACGATCACGCGAAACTCGATCTGGGAATAGTCCGCTGTAATGAAAGAACAGCCAGGCGACGGGTGGATGAGACGCTTGGCCGCCGCATTGAGTTGCTGCGCGTTGGGCTCCTTGCACGACATGCGACCGGTACGGATGGCCTGGTTGTAGAACGGGTGGAGACGGCCGTTCACGCTGCACTTCTGATACTTAGTCACGAAAAAGTTATTCAGCGTGTTGAGCTGCCTATAGCTCATGACCAGGCGTACGACGTCCTTGGGGGCTTTCGGGTGGACCGCATACTGTGCCATCGCCGCCTTGTCGAATGACGGATTTCCGTCGTCGGTCCACGCGACCACGGGCAGACCGAACTGGTTACACAGCACGTCGAAGCAGTCCTCGTTCACGTGAGGTCTGAACGACCTGCCGGCGAGCTCGGCGAGCTCAGCATCTATTTCCATCAGTTTGCGAAGAATGCCGAGTTCCGTAATTTTGAGTTCCTGCGGCTCCACTCGCATTCCGTGCTGCTCCATGTCGTACAACACACGGGTCAGGGCCACCTCTGTGCGCCATACCTGACGGCACTGCTCCGGGCACCTCTCGTTCTCGTACTTGAAAAGCCGTCGGCCCGTCACGACGTCCTGACAGGCGTACTCTGCGCAAATGTCGGCGGGTATGGCGCCGTAGTCCTTGTTCTTGACCAGGTAGGGCTTGAGCGCTTCTTCGTACTTACGAATGTCTTCGTGAAGCCACCCCTTGCTGAGCGCAGCAAGGGAGTACCCACCCCTCATGATCCGGTCGGAGTCGATGATCTTTCCTTGCGTCACCGTGTCGACGAGCACCTCGGGCGGGTCGATCCCGGTGCGGTTCTTCAGGACGTGTGCGTCGTACTTCACGTTGTGGTTGACCCACGCCCGACACGTCGACACCGTGTCTTCGAGCCACTTAGTCACGTTCAGAAGAGCAAGGTTAGCGCCGTGCTGGTGTCGGAGTGGCACGTACCACGACATCGGTAGGTCGTCGCACGTGACCGCGATGCCTAGTATGTCGCAATCGAACCACGGGTTGAGTGAATTCTTTCGAGGGTCGCCGGACGTAGTCTCCAGATCGAGATATAGTTTGTGCGACCCGCGAAGATCGGGTAGCTCTTCAACGCACTCCACCATGCGCCCGCCGTTGTCGAATTCGATCATCTCAACTGCTCCGTGAGGTCCGCTATTTCGCGCCTGCCCCATTCGACGTTCTCTTCGTGATTCCACCATCGGTTCAGTCCCGACGGGTGAGGGACGATTACACACAGCCGCGGCGGGTCGTAGGACGGTTCCCACGCTCCCGATTCGCTCGACAGAGGCTGAAAGTACAATTGTTCGTCTGCACGGATCCCGAACGCACGGGCCACCCGTATGCCGGCCAGCCACAACAGGTCGTGCGCCGTGTGGAGCATCAGGTACGCGGCGACCGTCGCCGCCAGCTCGGCGTTCCACTTGACCCCCTGCGGGTCGGGCGGAAGCAGGTTCATCGACTGCGTCCAGCGCACGCCGAGCGACTCCAGCTTCACGCGTGAGTGACCCGCGGGAAACGCACCCAGCCGCGTCATGACGTTCACGTAGTTTGCAGAAGGAATCGCGAATAGGCTAGGTCGCCACGTCCGCTGGTTGAAGCGCTCTCCGACGAGAAGGCTAGTCATCGCACCACTCCTTCACGGTCCAGACCCGGATGCCCGCCGCCGACAGACGGTCCAGTTCACTCCTCTTGTGCCCGTACACCACCTCGTCGATGTTGCCGGAGTTGATAATCAGACCGGAGCAATGCCGGCAGGGCGAACGCGTCGTGACTAGCGTCAGCTTCCGACGCGGGACGTATAGCTTGAGCAGCGCATTCGCCTCTGCGTGGATACATCCGCACTGCCCGATCTCGCCGGTGCACGAGTCGTTGTCCTCGCCGGCCGGCGGTCCGTTGTACCCCACGGCGTCGATCCTAGTCAAGTCGGACGGGCACACCAGACACCCGACCTTGTCTCTCTTACAGGTCGACAGGTCGGCGAACATCTGGGCAATGCCGACGAAGAGACGGCGCTTAATTCTTTGGCGTTCTTTCATCGATCTCCTTCTGTCTCTGAAGGTATTGATGGACGATGTCGTTCACGTCGGAACTCGACGGGTACGGGTGGAACTGGGTCTCACGGACGACGTAGTCATAGTCGGGCCTGTACAGACCGAAGCGACCGGTGTTGACGATATCTAGATACGCGTTGTTGGCCCTGAGGATCGTCGTCTGGTCGTACATGTGTTCCGACTTCGCCAGTCGCTCCGCCAGCTGGTCGTGCCAACACGTGAGTACGACGGTGAACGATCCGACCAGACGGAGTCTGGCGTCCAGGAGTCGATACGTCTCGGGTTGCATTCGCCAGGTACCTACGGCCTCTCCTCGTGCGTGGGGCCAGACGATCTCGCCCATGTG